TTTTTGCCCACGCTGCCCTTTTGCAGTGTGGGCGCTTTTTTGTCCTTCGTTGTACGTTCGTTGTCTTTTGCTTTTTGCTGATGCAGTACACTGGTCACATCAGGAGGGATGCATTATGAGTTATTATCCGACACCCGGAACGCCCTACGTTCCGCAGCAGCCTGTAAATCCTTACGGCGGCATGGGCACAGTTGGGCTTACCACTCCCCTGCCAAACGCACAGATGCAGCAGGCGCAACCGCAGCGTCCGCAGCCGATGAATGGGCAACAGCCTGTTCAGCAGTCGGCACAAGACGGCGGTTGGCTGCTTGGTAGACCCGTGTCCAGCAGAGAGGAGTTTTTGGCAATACCATCCGACCTGTACGGCAGACCGACCTACTGCCCGGACTTGCGCAGCGGTGTGATTTACTGCAAGCGGCTCAATCCGGACACCTGTGAATCCTATGTGCAGGAATTTTACAGCCCGGAAGCATGGCGGCAAATGCAAGTACAACAGGCACAGCAGACCGCTGCACCGACACAGCAGTATGTGCCTGTTGAAGAGTATAACGCTCTCGTCCACCGGCTGGATGAACTGGAAAAATGGCAAAAAAGCTTTTCTAAGCCCACTGCCACAGCAAAGAAAGGAGAATAAAAATGCCCTCTCCGTTTGATATGATTACTCACAGCCCTATCATGCAGCTTGCAAATCTGGCTCGTGCCGGGCAGAACCCGATGGGGCTTATCCAGCAGTTAAGCGGGCAGAATGCTCCTATCATGCAGGGCTTGAACCTGATTCAGGGCAAAAACGAAGCACAGCTCCGAACGATGGCGCAGAACCTTGCCAAAGAGCGTGGCATCGACCTGAACCAACTTGCAAGCGCCCTGAACCTGACGCTGCCCCGATAACCTAAGCGAAACGCTTCTCAGTTTTGCGGACTTGACAAAAACCGCATTTGTTTGGCTTCGCCCATCGCATACGGCGGTGGGATGGCATAACGCAAAACTGAAAGGAGTTTTGTTATGGACGATTTTGCAACTGGCTATCTGGCTGGGCAGGACGGCGGCAATAACAACGGCGGATTCTTCGGCAACGAAGGTCTGTGGGCGGTTATTATCCTCGCCATCATCTTCGGCTGGGGTACAAACGGCTATGGCCGGAACGGCGGTGACAACGGCATGAACGCCTACATCCCCTATCTGGTCGGCACTGGCGCAACCGGGCAGGGCGGCAACGACACTCGCGCGGCTCTGTCTGAGGGCTTCTACCAGCAGGATACCTCCCGCTCTCTGGCGGGCATCCAGAGCGGTATCTGCTCTCTGGGCTATGACCAGCTGGCGCAGATGAACGGCGTCAACACCAACATCGCGAACGGCTTTACAGGCGTGAACAGCGCCATCTGTCAGCTTGGCTACCAGAACGCACAGCTCGTGAACGGTCTGGAGCGCAGCGTGTCCAACGGCGACAACGCCATCAACCTTGCCATCATGCAGGAGGGCAACGCACGGCAGGCTGGTCAGACCGCACTTGCCACGCAGCTTGCATCTTGCTGCTGCGAGAACAAGCAGCTGATCGGCGACCTGAAGTACACCATCGCAACGGAGGACTGCGCTACCCGGCAGGCTATCGCAGACAACGCCCGCGCCATCGTGGACAACTGCAACGCCAACTTCCGCAGCATGATGGACTACTTCACGCAGGACAAGATTGCCACTCTGACTGCTGAAAACCAGAACCTGAAGTTCGCGGCTTCTCAGGATCGGCAGAATGCGCTTCTGACCACCGTGATGTCTCAGCAGACTGATACCATCCTGAACCGGGTCAATCCTCGTCCGATTCCCGCTTATCAGGTGGCAAACCCCAACTTGGGCGTGAACTGCTGCGGCTGCTGCTAACCAACACACTCCCCGATAACACCGGGTGAACCATCGGGGCAGGGGTAAGACACCTCTGCCCCTGATTTTTTAGGAGGAAAACATTATGGCTTGCAAAACAAGCTGCAAACTCTGCTCTCATCTGGTTCTGAGCCAGTCTGTTACATTCGCCAACGACACGCTGACCATCAACATTCCTGCTGGCGCATACCAGAACGGAGAGAAGTATTGTCTGGTCATTGCCCAGGCTTTGCCGGACACGACCACCATCAACGCCCCTGTGGTCATTACCATCGGCGCAGGCACGACCGCATACCCTCTGACCGACTGCAACTGCGCTCAGGCGACCGCCGAAAGCATTCACACACGCACCCGTTACGCTACCCGTGTGGCAACGTCTGCAACTGGCACAGGCACGTTCAAATATCTTGGCTGCTTCTGCCGTTCTCACGCCGGTGCGCCTGCGTCCATTTCCTAAGGAGGTATAGATTATGGGCAAGAACAATTTTCGCCGCATGATGATGCTCCGTGACCACGACAAAGACCGTGAGCCGGAACGTGACCGCCTTGAGGAAGAGCGTGACCGCAGGGAGCGTGAGATGGAACGCCGTCTTCGTAAGCTGGAAGGTGGCAACAACCGCTATCCCTACTATCCGCAGGAGGAAAACCGCTACATCGACCCCTACCCTATCCCCCGCTATCCTGACGTAGAGAATGGGCGCAGAATGCCGCAAATCGGCTTCTCGCAGAACGGAGACTGGGATAAACGGTCTGGGCAGTACGAACGTGGCGGCGCAGACAGCCGCTCCATCAAGATGCCACGCCAGCATCTCACCCACGATGAAGCTGAGGAATGGTGCGACAGCATGGTGAACGCTGACGGCACAAAGGGCTGTCATTGGACGCTGGAACAGACGCAGGACGTTGCGAAACAGCGCAATATCACCTGTGACCCGAACGATTTCTGGGCTGTCATGAACATGATGTACTCGGACTATTGTCAGGTCGCAAAGCGTCAGTCCGTTGACACTCCGGGCTTCTACGCTGACATGGCAAAGGCATTCCTTGAGGACGCAGATGCCGCAGATGGCAAGGCGTATCTCTACTGGGATTGCATTGCTGATAAGTAAAACAGAACCCCTGTGCGGTCGTTGCGGCTACACAGGGGTTTATTGTTATTCCCAAAGTGTTGATTTTGACCTCATGTCAAACAAATCTTGCGGAGTGATTACAAGGCTCTTGTCGAGTTCTACCACACTGACAATGGAAAACTTGCCGGGAACTTCTCGCTCAATTCTTGCTTTTGCTTCCTCTTTGCTGTTCGCAAACAAGACGAACGGCGCTTGGAAGTGTCTGCACTTTACGTCATCATCGTACTGGATTTTGACCCAATAAAAATTTTCCATACATGGCTCCTTTGTTATTTTAATATTTTACAGGCGGTTCAGGCAACGGCATCCAATATGTGATGTTATGGATTCTGCCCTCATCATCCCGCCATTCTTTGAACTGCTCATCGTAATTTGCTATAACAATATCGAAGGCTGATTCATCGAATCCGATAACACGCGGGTCTGTATCTCCCGGAACACTATTCTTTGCACAAATCCACGGACTTGATTTTGGCACATTTGATACATCGTAAGCACAATATCCGATGCACTGCGGATTACCGTACCTCTTCATGTAATCTTCATTTCCGATTCGAGCCGCACAAACCATGTGGACATTTTTCCAACCGACACGGTCATCGTCCGTTGATTCGCTGTCGATAATAATATCTTCGGGGTCTAATACTTTTCTTCCGATTGCAAGATTCCAGTTATTTGCAACATACCGTTTCATTTGACATTCGTTCAGAAAAGTTCTTGCTTCTTTCATGGCATCTGCCAAAGAACCACGATGAGGTCTGTAAGCAATCATACGTTAATCCTCCATGAAATCCTCCAACTCAATCTTCCCATCTGCCGCCGCAACTGCCAGAGCATACACGAACTGTCCAATCGTCATTCCGTGCCGCCTTGCTTCACGGTTAATGTACTTTCGCTCTTCCTCGCTCATAAGGATAGTAATGCGCTTGGAACGCTTGCCATCGCCACTTGCAACGCCTTGATGCGATTCCGGCATCGGGATTTTTTTCTTTGTCAGACCAGCTTCTACCAGTGCGCCGGACACATCGCCTTGTTCGATAAGACGCTGAACTTCCCTTGCCTGCGCCAGCTTCTTCGGCTTACTTTCGCTTACTACGGCATTGTTCGGCTGTGTTTCGCTGTCTTTGGCTCGCTTCGGCTTAATACTGCTTAACTGTGCTTCATTAGGCTGTGCATGGCTGGCTGTGGCTTCACCGGGCTTAATCGGTGCTTGTTCGGCTTCGTTCGGCTTTGCTTGGCTTACTTCTTCTTCCTTTGGCTCACTTCGGCTTAATGTCTGCTCCGAAAAAATAGGCTGAAAATCAAACCCGCCAAGCAAACCTGTGGATTTTTTGCTGGTTGATTTCATTTTTCTTCCTCCGTTTGGACGTGTAAGCCTAAGTTTTTTTCATTCCTAAGCTCTTTATGGCGGTATGTTTCAAATTCTTCGATGTCTGTTCTTCTCATATAATTGTGCAAAAATCTCAAAACGCTTGCAATAGAGTCAAAGCTTTCCATTTTTATCCTCCTCTACAATTTTCTGCGCCAACGCCTTGAAATCCTCTGCGCTGGTACTCTTTGCCGTGTCGCCGCTGAACAGGCTGTGACGCTCTGCCTGAGCCTTACGAACGCCCATAGACGGTCTAATCTTTACGTCCAACAGGGTTGTGCCCATGCTTTGTGCAATCACAGGGAGTTGTTCCACAACCTCTTTGGACAGGTTCTCACGGCTCTTGTACTGGTTCAAGAGCAATCCTTCAATCTTCAATGTCGGATTAAAGTATCTGCGAACATCGCCGATAGTCTGCGAAAGCTGGCTCAAACCAGCCAGTGCGTATCGGTCTGCTGTGATGGGCACGATGATGCTGTTGGCGGCGATCAGCGCGTTTACAAGCGCAAGACCAAGCTGCGGGGGAGTGTCCAGCACAATGTAATCGTACTGCTCAGACACGCTTTCAAGGGCTTCTCGCAGTCGGAAGTTCTTGCCCATGTCCCGGACAAGCTGCTCGTCAATGTCCTTCAATGCGTTGTCGGACGGCAGAATGTCACCAGCTTCACAGTGCTGGATTCCTTCTTCTACTGTACCCTGCCGGGTCATCACATCAAACAGGGTGCATACATCCTCTGTCTGTGCGCCGTAGGTGTCCGTTGCGTTGCACTGGGCATCGCAGTCCACCAGCAAAACTTTCTTGCCAAGCAACTGTAACGCACAAGCCAGACAGGTGCTTGTGGTAGTCTTTCCTGTGCCGCCCTTCTGGTTGGCAACAGCTATGATTTTTGCCATTTTTATTCTCCCCAGTCTATAAAATATCCGTTGTAAACGAACTCTTTCGCTGCTTTACCAGCTTCGATCAAAGCTTTCCCGGCTTCAATCGCTTCGTCAGGCGTTAGTTCGCTATAGCTTTTCTGCGGCAAAACCCTTACAGAAGCCTGATTTCCATGATGATTGAACTGAAACTGATAATCAAACTTCTTTTCAAGGTCAAGTTCTGCTTTATTCAGAACGGAGTAGGGAATTTTTGCCATTTTATCACTCTTTCTTTATTCTTTCGGTGGTTCTGGTAACGGCATCCAATGCGTCACCCCGTTTAGTGTTTCTCTTTCGCCAAATTTATCGATATAATTTGTTTTCCATGAATCTGAGCAAATTCTTCCATCACTTAGATAGGCTATTTTTTTGCAGTTTCCGTCTAGCACAAGAACATCGATTAATTTTTCTGGTAAACGGTCTTTTACATTTATCCATCTTGCAATACTAAGATCATCGACTTCTCGAACTTTATTTAACCTACTTCGTAATGTTCTGTATGATGTTTCTTTGTTGTCATAGACTTTATCGACACCAATCATCGGCTCATACATTCCGCAGCGAATCCATTCTTGCTGATAAAATTCATCTGCGTCAATCAGTCTCATGCCTTCTCCTTTCTGCTTAATGTGCTACATCTGGCTGCTCTTGCAAGGCTTCAATGGAATAGAACGCTGGCATATACCTGTCTACGATACCCGCCTTGTCCACGCTTCTAATCAGATAACCAACAGGTCTGTCCGGGAACGGAGACCTGTCCAAAGACAAGATGTCATTGTATGCAGCCTTCACCGTGTCGTAGACAGCTTCTCTGCGTCTTGGCAGCTTGATTTCAGGATGCTCTTTCTTCATCCACTTCTCAACTACCTTCGCCACGTCAATGCAGTCCTGCTTTTCCAGTTCGTCACACACAGACCAGTCGAAATCCTCATATCCGCTTCTGCGGGGCTTTCTGGCGGCTTTTTGAGGTTCGGTCAACACTTCGCTTGCCTGTGCTTCAATCAACGTCTCAGACGCTTTAATTTTTGGTTTAAACTTGACTGCCACAGCCTTTCGTGCCACAAGGACTGGTTCGTAGGTCACAACAATGTCAGACACAGCATTGATTTCATCCACCGCAACGTCAAGCACTCGCTTGCGAAGGTTCTTGTAAACGTCATAGCTGGCTTCCATCGCACCGAGCTGCTCTCTCAACTTCTTCAGACTGATTTCATGCGGTTTGTTGTCCATATTCAACCAGTCCCGAAGAATCGAGTAAAGCAAGATGCTATACTGTGACTTCATCCGTGACGTGTAACGCAGCCGATACCGAACATATCCGCTTTCGGCTATGTCAAAGAAGATAGGGCGCAGGTCAGGGTTGCAGGTGATTGCTACAACGTAAGACCTTGTTTCGGGCACATAGTCCAGTTTTGCCCTCGTAAACAAGACAAAGCTTTCAAACGTGCCTTTCTCCTTGTCAATTGGAATCGACACCGTATTGCCAAGAAAGTGCTTGATCTGCGGCTCAATCCTTCTTGCATCAAGGCTTTTCAGCCCAAGAAGCTCCCTATATTCCGCCAAAGTGAACTCCACACGGCTGCTACTTGGGTCTCTCGGATTTATTCTTGATAGGTAAACCTCCAACAGCCGAAGTTCTCCTGCGGTGTAGTCCCTGAACTTCGCCCAAACAAGGGACTTGCTTTTCTCGACAAGGTTATTGTCTGATATTTTTGGCATCTGCTCACTTCCTTTAATGGTCTGAAAACAGTATACCACAAGTAGGGGGACGTGTCAACTATTTTCGTCCCCCATGACTTGTCTTTTTGTCCCCCATATCCTCGTCATTTTGTCCCCCATGACTTGTCAAAAAGTCCCCCATGCTTTGTCATTTCGTCCCCCATCTACATATTATATATTAAACAAGAAATAAACAAGAGGTTAAATATCATCGTTAAATAGTCGATGACGATAATTTTCAACAATTTCTTTATTTTTCCATTCCAGTTTGTTGATAATTCAAGCTGTCAATTGCTGAATAAGACTGTATCGGCGATGAAGCAACCTTCCATTATCCGTGTCAAACGTGGACAGATTGTGGATAGGTGTACAAAAAGTGGATGAGAAAACTTTTAATTCAATGCTATGGGGGACAGATTGACAAGCCGACAAATCGCAAGCAATAGATTAACGATAATACGTTATTTATTCCGCGCGAATGTTGTCGATTTACAGCCTATGGGGGACGGATTGACAAGGTAAAGGTATACCTAATCTGCATGAAACGTGTACAAAAAGTGGATGAACGAGGACAAAATGTTCCGCAAAAACTGCGATAATTCGACAATCAGCGCAAAATGTTTTCTTCGTTGATGGTATACGAATCGTTTCGCTTCATGGCCGCAGCTTCCCCACAGTCCTGTGCCTGATATAAAATCTGCATATTGGGTTGTGTTCCGTCTGGGTCTGGGTCAGTTTTGGTTGCCTGCGCCATTTCATAATGACCTGTGACGGTGCGGCAGACGGACACACGATCACGCAAAGTCGTGTGAAGGTTTGCTACCATTTCGCACAGAACGGCAAGGTAATCTGAGCCGTGATTGCCATAGATCAGATAGCACAGCAGGTCGATTTCTTGCGAATGGGCTTCTTTGATATGCTCTATCAGCGTATCTCTCTTTCTCTCGGTACTGGCATCGCCAGCCAGACTTTCCAATAATCCGGGATGCAAACAAGTGTTTATGTACGGCTTGACCGCAACACCGCAGCACACGAACCACTTTATGATAGTAGAAGCATCTGGAGTCATTGTCCCTTGCTCATAACGAAAAATGGATGTCCGGCCTACACCCATTTTGTCCGCAAGCTTCTGTTGGCTAAGTCCGGATTCTGCTCTTGCCATCTCTAACGCTTTTGCCACTCGTATCCTATAATCATCCATAAATACCCTTCTTTCGACAAAATGATACAAATGTAAAGGAATTTAACTGATATATTGTTCAAAATGTGAAACAATAATTGAAAAAAGTCGCTATTTCATTGAAACAGCGAGATGTGATATAACTGTATTGTCAAAAAATTCCAAAGAGGAGTGGAACAAAAATGAAAGAAACTGTAATCTGGAACCATGAACGTATGCCGATCATCGACGGAATGCCTGCCAGTGTTCCCGATGGGAAGCCGCACACACCTGAACCGTGGGAGGAAAGCTAATGAACCGAACCGTAGATGCTCTGATTGTCCCATACGCTCGCAGACGGACGCTGGAGCTTGTCCTGAGCCTTTCTGGGTACGAGGCTGATAAAGATGCTTACCTCGAAGCAAAAGGCGTTCTGGAACGCGCCATAGCCGCCTTAGACGATGGGCGCGACCCGGCAGACAACATCGAACGCATTGACGGACAGCTCGTAGAGCTGTGATTGGAGGAAAGATGGATAGGCGTTGCCCCTTTTGACTTGAACACTCGTGGCTTCCCTGATGTGAAGTAATGGATGTGAAGAAAACGTTCGATTTTTACAAAGTTGTTCAAAAGACATTGACTTAACAACTAGAAGATGTATAATCGTATCAAATGAACATCTGCATTTACCGATCGGGAGGATATGCCACAATGAGTGAACAGGAAAGAGCCAAGATTGACCGATTTATTGCATGGCTGCTGGAACACCCTGAGAAGATTCCGGCGGCAAAAGAAGCAATAACCAATGCATGACAAAACCCCTTGCGCATAAGGCTACCGAAAGCCCGGCGCAAGGGGTTTTATTTGTACCGGGTCAATCCTTACAGACTTTCATCAGTTTTAAGAACCGGCTAGAATCGGAATTTACAGTTTCGCTTCCGTGATGCCCATCTTCATACGTCACATAAAATGTGACGCTGGTTTTAGATTTTGCGGATGCTGCACCGTAAACAGCACCGGGCAATCCAGCAATTGAACTGCCAATGGCAGTACGGATGGCAGCACTCCCTGCCTTTTTGCTAGTGTTGGAAACAATAATTTTTGCTTTTACAGGGTTATGCGCAGCCCTGATTTCTTCTCTTTCCTGCGCCGCTTCCATTTCTGCTTGAACTTTTTGTGCTTCTTTTTTGGCTTTTCTTTCTGCTTTTGTGCCAAAGCAGGCCTGCCACTTGTAACAGCAAAGAACAATTCCAGCAATACCAACAATAGCACTGGGTGTCCCATGCAGGCTGCAAGAAAAAACAAGCAGTCCAATGCCGCCAAAGAAAACTGCCTTATCTAAGCCCGTTCCTTTCATTGGCATCCCCTTCACATCGTTTTAATAAGCTTCATCAAAGCTTCACGCTTTTCTTTCGGCATCTCTACTAGCTTCTGCTCAATCCATTTAATATCCGCGTCAACTTCAATTTGCGGCTGCTGGGGCGGGTTTTCTTTTTGGTTGCCAGTCAGTTCTTCAACTGTAACGCCTAGCGCGTTGGCTACTGGCGAAAGCATTTCATCTGGAAAATCCCTGTCGGTAGTAAGCATTTGAGAGATATAACCTCTGCTTTTTCCGATTTCTCTGCACACAAAGGATATATTGACACCCTTGTCGGCAGCGATTCTTTTGGCTCGCTCCACATTGCGCATAGAAAAAGACCTCTCTTTTTGTGCAAATAGCCAAATGTTCACAAAATTGAAAATTGACTATTGAAAAATAGCCACTTGGCTAGTATAATATGAAGCATAGGGCAAACAAAAACTAAGACCCCTGACAAATCTATCGGGAAGTCGCTAGAAAATGTTCACTTTGTACTTCGCAACTACATAGTAGCATATTTTCTAGTAAAATGCAAGCCCAGAAAGGAGAATGGCTAGTGAATCTTTCTAAAATCGACGAGTTTCGCAAGTTACATGGTCTGTCTCGTACTGACTTGGAAGTAGCCGCTGGTTTAAGCAACGGCGCACTGGGCAAGTGGGAACGCTCCGCAAATGGGCCGAGCATTCGACAGCTTGTGAAAGTTGCTGATTACTTCCGTGTGTCGGTAGACGCTTTACTTGTGAGGGACAAGCAGTAAGTCATAAGAAAGGATTAAAAATGAACGACATTATTTTATCCATGCAAAATGGCGAGCCTGTGGTTTCCAGCCGTCAGATTGCAGATAGCTTCGAGAAGCGTCATGACCATGTGATGCGTGACATCGAAGACATTATGAGGGGTCTCCCCAAAAATGGGGACACCCCCATGTTCTACAAGACCGAGTACGTCCATGAGCAGAACGGCCAGAGCTACCCCATGTATCTGATGAACCGTGACGGCTTCACCCTGCTGGCTATGGGTTTCACCGGAAAGGCTGCTCTCGAATGGAAACTGAAGTACATTGCAGCGTTCAACGAAATGGAAAAGAAGCTGGCTGAAAAACCGCAGCTTACCCGCTCGCAGCTCCTTGCAACTGCACTGATCGCAGCGCATGAGGAGCTGGAAGAGAAGGACAAGCAGATTGAAACCATGAAGCCGAAAGCGCTTTTTGCTGACGCAGTTTCAGCAAGCAAAAAATCCATTCTCGTTGGTGAGCTTGCAAAGCTGCTTTCGCAAAATGGCATTAACATCGGACAGAACCGCTTGTTCGACTGGATGCGAAAGAACGGCTACCTCATTAAAGACCCGAAACGAAGCGACTACAACTTGCCTACGCAGCGTAGTATGGAGATGGGGCTGTTTGAAATCAAAGAAACCACGATTCAGCACAGCGACCACATTTCTATCAACCGCACTCCAAAGATTTCCGGTCGTGGCCAAGTCTACTTCGTAAACCTCTTCTTGAAAGCAAAGAAAACCCAGAAAGCGGAGGACTGAACATGGAACAGATCATCACCTTAAAGGTAGACCTTGAGCACCCTGATGAAGCCAAGTTTGCCATTGACGCTGCGGTTGAGGCCTACGAGGAAAGCAAAAAGTGCTGGGATGCCTTTGAAATCAACAAAGCCAAAAGCAAAGCACGAGCCATTATGTACAACCTGTGCAGTGAAGGTTACAGTATGATATGGACGGTCACGGATGGCGCTGTCGGACTGACGATCTGGAAAAGCTTTAAGGAGCCTTGTGTCGGCCAGTGCTATATGCCCAAAGAAAGCCTGTACGACATCTGGGTTGAAAAGCTGGTTGCGCTGTGCGTTGCCACAGGTCAGGAAGTCCCAAAGTTCATCACAGATAAGGCTGGTGAGTGCTGGTGATGTGCTTTTACAAAGCGCCGAGCCGGAAGCGCAGGCTGAAGCTGGCAATGGCTGCTGGCGTGTCCAGAAACGATGCCAACAAGGTGCTGTGGATGGAGAAGTCCATCAACCAGTGCTTTGAACGGCATAACAGAGAAGCCAGACTGAAAGAGAGTGGTCGCATTGGAAGAAAAGTACTGTGAGCGCTGCGGCCTGTATCTTGGCGTGGTCAGACCGACAAGACGGTATTGCAAAGAATGTGCAATATTGGTTCAAAAAGAAAAACAGACTGAACGACGCGCTCCGTATGGCGTTGTTCCGTGCGAATGGTGCAAAAGGCCGATGCGCAAAGTGTATAAGTATCAAAAATATCATAAGAAATGCGCAAACGCCGCTAAGCGAAAAAAGACCGCAAACTGGTGGAAGGAACACCCAGACTACATTAGAGATTCTTCCGATGAATCTAGGCAGGAAGGGAATACAACGAAAGAAAAGCCGAAGTACAGCCTTAAACAAGTAAATGACAAGGCAAAAGAACTTGGAATTAGCTATGGGCATTACAGCGACTTGCTTGCACAAGGAAAGGTAGACCCTCCCGATGAACGGTAGATACTACGGAAAGCGGGAAATCCGCTGGCACAGCCGGGAGAAAGACCGGCTGGAACACATACATAATAGAAAGGACAAAGATGAAAGTACTGGTAGAAATCGTCCTGATCTGGGGAATCTTCTTAGCACTGGTTCTCGCAGCGTTTCTGCTGAACTTCTGGTTGATTCACCGAATTGACCTTCTGGTTGGCATAAACGCAACGCGTGCAATCATTGGCATTGGCGCTCTGATGGCAACCATCTGGATTTTCGGGCATTCAGTGAAAAGTTAAGGAGAAAATAGATGACACTGAAAGCAGCGCTTAAAAAGCGAAACATGAGCGCTCTTGAACTTATTCACAGGAGCGGGTTGTCCGAGCAAACAGTTTACAACATCACTAGTCCGAACAAAAAACCGTACAAGACTGGTGTTAAAACTGAAACGCTTGCAAAGATAGCACAGGTTCTGAACGCAACAATCGTGATAAACGAAAGAAAACCGTTTATGTTTGACATCATTTTGAACTAAGGAGAACCAATGAAAACTTTGAAAGGAATGGTGCTTTCCATGTTTGGTCTGGTCGCGGCTATCGCAGCAGTTGGCTGCGGCGATGCGATTCAAGGATGCCAGACCACAGTGCAGATGCTTGGCTGGGTGATCGTGTCCTGCGGGTTTCTCGCAACGGCTATCTTACTGTGTGCGTTGGCAGTCAGCGAGGAGATGGACGAACGCAGCGAGCAAGAATGCCGAAAAATCAAGCGGGTAGCCCACCACACCAACGAGTGGAGGGATGCACGATGAAATGCCCGATGTGTGGTAGTGACAACATTACAACGGTTGACAGCCGGTCTGACCACGACAGCATCGTTCGCAGAAAAAAGTGCCTTGCCTGTAACCATCGGTGGTCTACCATCGAAATTGACAAAGACCAGTGGTACAGTGCACTGCAAATCAAAGAGGAACGCAAGAGAGGGAGACCAAAAGATGATTAACCTTGACAGATTCGGTGGCGTGACAGAGCCGGAGGACGGCGTGTACTTTATGACCAACGAGCAGATGGTAGAAGCCAAAGAAGCTGACCGGCTGGCTGAGATTGAGGACTTGCAGTCTGAAATTGACGACAGGGAAGCGGAGTTGAAAGACCTCCGCGCACAATTGGCAGAACTGATGGCTGGTTGATTTTTGTAAAGCCGTATTAAGCCAAAGTAAGAATAATGAAGCCTAATGAAGCCAAAGAAAGGAAAGAAAATGGGCAAATACAAGAAAGAAATTAAGCACTGCAAAAAGTGCAATAAGCCTTTTTCAGCGTTTCCGAACAGTACGGAAACTCTTTGCACAAGTTGCAAAAAAGACAACTTAGAGGAAGCGCTTCGCAGGAACGGTCACGCACCGCAGCATACGCTTGTTAGGAGTCCTTATGACGGAATCAAAGAAGCGTTTGCTGTCGAAGATGCCGCAAGAAGAGCTTCCTGGGACTGGGACACGAGCATAGAGAAAACGTGCCGTGACTGCGGCAAAATGTTCGAGATTACTCGTGCAGAACGCATTTTCTTTGAATCGCATAACATGGCATTGCCGAAGCGTTGCCCGGCTTGCCGTAAAGCGAGAAAAGAAGCGAGGAAGGAGAACAACTGATGGCAGTATTAGTAATGGTCTACGGTCACTCCGGCAGCGGTAAGTCCGCTTCGCTTCGGAACTTTGACCCGGAACAAGTGGCAGTTATCAACGTGCTTGGCAAGCCGCTGCCGTTCCGCAGCAACATGAAAACCTATATCACCAACGACTACGGCAAGATTGACGCTGCAATCCACAGCACTAAGCGTAAGTCCATCGTCATTGACGATGCCACCTACCTTATGACTTGCGAGTTCATGCGGAACGCAAAGGCTGCTGGATACCAGAAGTTTACCGACATGGCGGCCAACTTCAACGCCTTGCTGATGCGGGCAAAGGAGCTGCCGGACGATGTTGTGGTCTACTTTTTCGGGCACAGCGAATGTGGAGAAAACGGTGGAGAAAAATTCAAGACTGTTGGGAAAATGCTAGACGAAAAGGTCTGCGTGGAAGGGTACTTTACCATCGTCCTGAAAACCGTTGTACAGGATGGGCGATACCTGTTCAGCACCCGCAATGATGGGATGGACACCGTGAAAACCCCTCTTGGAATGTTCGACGATGCGCTGATCGAGAACGACCTCGCCGCCGTAGACAAGACCATCCGTGAGTATTACAACATCCCGGTTCAGCCGGATAACAAAGGAGAGTAAAAGATGAAGAACATCAACTGGAATGACGTACAGGAAGCCACCGAGCGCCGTGACCTGCCTGTTGGCGGCTATGTTGCCGGTATCTGCAAGGCGATTGACGAGCCTGCAAAGGAGCGTCTGAACATCGAGTGGGAAGTTGCAGAGGGCGAGTTCAAGGGTTACTGGCGTGAGCAGACCGCTTCCCTTATCGAGCGTGGCAAGCTGAATCCGGGCGAATGGGCATGGGGCGGCAAGACCATCAAGAGCTACAAGGAAAAGGCGCTGCCCTTCTTCAAGGGTTTCATCACCGCTGTTGAGCAGTCCAATCCGGGCTATAAGTTCAACAACGACGAAAAGACCCTGCGTGGCAAGCTGGTCGGCGTGGTTCTCCGCGAGGAAGAGTACATGGGCAACGATGGCAACGTCAAGACAAAGCTGGTCGTTGACCGCTTCACCAGCGTGGACAAGATTCGTTCCGGCGATTATGAGGTCAAACCGAAGAAAACGCTGGCTGGCGGGTCTGGCTCTGGCTACTCGCAGGGCGGGAATGATGACTTCTCCCTGATTGAAGAGCCGGATGGTTCGCTGCCATTCTGATTTGTAAGCCGTTGACCGCCTACATTATATAAGAGCTGCGCTATCTGGCTAGACGGGCGTTTGGAAAGATGATTACCTGTTGTCTCAACTGCACATCACGCTACCAAGCCTGTCACGACGCTTGCGAGAAGTACAAGGCAGAGAAAAAAGACTTCGAGGAACGCAAAGCATTCGTGTATGAGCTGAACCACAGCCAGAGCGTGTACCACCGAGATTATGAGGACAAGCACCGGGAAAAAGGCAAGAAGCGGTTTCTCGGAAGTGAATTTAGAGGTGAACGATAATGCAAGCAAGGGATAAACGGATTCTTAATTTGCTTTCAGAAAAAGCTGAAAAGGGCGATAAGCAAGCGCAAGCTGTGCATGACTACCTTATTCCAGTTTTTGAACAAGCTGATAAAAAAGATGCCATCAACAGAACGGAAAGAACACTCAATGAAGATGAGTGCCATTTAGAATGGCTGAAAAAAGAGCAGGCATCGCTTCCTGAAACCAACATTTACTCTGATGACGCCAAAACCCATTTAACTATTCGCAAAAGCTATGAATACCATTTGGCGATTCAGCGATATGAAAGAATCATCCCTGAACTCAAAGAGAAACTTGCCAAAATGCAAGCCGAGTACGATGCGGAGTATGGCGAATGAACACCGGCAAGCAGTTTGAAGCAGATTTCAAGGCGTCCGTCCCATCCGATGCGTGGTGCTACCGCCTAAAAGACAGTGCTACCACCTACTACGGCGGCAACGAGAACCTGTCCTTTTCCATCGACAACATCTGCGACTTCCTTGTGTACCGATACCCGATGAACCACCTGTTTGAGTTGAAAACCATCGAAACGCCCTCTATCCCTCTAGAAAAAGTGTTCGGCAAGTACGACAAGGCAAAGTGCAAATACCGCAAGGAAAAGCACATCACTGATATGGTGGATGCGATGGGGTACAGCGGTCAGACCGCCCATGTGATAGTCAATTACAGGGCTGTCAACCGAACCTTTGCAATCCCTGCTAGCAAGGTTCTGGCGTTCCGTTATAACGAGAGCCGCAAGAGCATCACTTGGCAATGGGCAGAACAAGAGGGGATAGAGGTCAAAGCAAAAAGGCTGCGTGTCCATTGGCGGTATGACGTAGATGGGCTGCTGAAGAGATTGGAGAAAGAACATGGAAGAGAAGTTTAAGTGCGATAGATGCGAGGAGACGTATCCTTTATATGAATATAACAACTTCACCGACATTGAGATGCGTGTGTGGGGTATTGGCGGCCCGTATGACTGCGAGTATCGCCTTTGCCCCTCTTGCATGGCAAAGCTAAAAGACTGGCTGAAAGGAGAACAGAAGTGAGCAAGAAAGTTTCAGACATCCTGCCCAAGACGGAAATCTTGGCGCAGTTGGCAGAAGAAGCGTCCGAACTGGCACAGGCTGCGTTGAAGTTGCGCCGAGCGCTGGACGGTACAAACCCGACACCGAAGAGCGTAGAGGAATGCCGAAAGGCGTTTGAAGAGGAATACGCAGACGTTATGGTGTGCATGGCCGCTCTTGGTTTTTCGGATGACAGAAAAGCGTATGAGCGAATTGGAATTATTGCAAGCGAAAAATACTACCGTTGGCTCCATCGCCTTCAGGACAAGGAGCAGTCGTATGAATAAGCGCAGAAACCGCCCATCGTCTGGCAAACAGGCGATGTCAACCAACCTCCGCAAAATCGCACGGCAAAACCAGTTGTACGGATTCCGCATGGCTCTGGATGGAATTGCTGCCACATGGGGCGCACTGATTCAGAACCTTCGGTGCGATGCAGACCTGACCGATGAACAGGTGCAGAAAATCATCCGTATTGGTGACAGGTACTGGGAGATGGTCGGCAAGTTCAAAGAAGAGGACATGACCCCTGACGAGTTTGCAGATTACATCACCGCAAAGTCAGAGCAGGTCGAAAAAGAGCTGAGAGAAAGGTGGAGCTGATGGATAAGGAACAGCTTGCTATCGCACGGTTGCAGGACGCTGCACGGCTGTCCGAGCATCGGTACAAGAAACCGCTCATGGTCACATACTCTGGCGGCAAGGATTCACAGGTGCTTGTGGCTCTGGCTGAACGTGCTGGAATCAACTTCGAGGTGGTCAACAGCCATACCACAGCAGATGCGCCGGAGACGGTCTATTTCATCCGTGAGCAGTTCAAGGAGATGGAAGAGCGTGGAATCAAATGCTCCATCGTTATGCCACGATACAAGGACAATCCCGTGTCCATGTGGACACTGATTCCGCAAATCATGGTTCCACCAACGAGGCTTATGCGTTACTGTTGCTCTGTGTTGAAGGAAACATCTGGTAAAAATCGCTTTATTGCAACTGGCGTTCGTTGAGCTGAGTCGACATCGAGAAAAAACAATCGTGGAATTATGGAATTTAACCATCGTAACAAAGAAAAAAGAATTACGATGATGGGCGACAACGATGAAAAGCGACAACTGTTTGAGACCTGCAACCTTAAGGGCAAGATGACCGTCAATCCTATTGTGGACTGGTATGATGATGATGTGTGGGACTACACGCACAGCGAGCACTTGCCCATCAATCCACTGTATTGCGAAGGGCAAAAACGTGTTGGTTGCATCGGATGTCCTATGGCCGGTAGGGGGGGCAGACAGCGAGAGTTTATGCGCTGGCCTGCTTACGAGAAAATGTACATCTCAGCGTTTGAAAGAATGTTGAAAGCTCGTAAAAAGAGAAATCTTCAATATGAAGGAAAGAAATTTGCGACAGACGACTGGCAGACTGGCATGGACGTTTTTCACTGGTGGATGGAAGATGACAACATCAGCGGTCAGTTGAGCATGGACGATTTTATGGAGGATAACAATGTTTGAATTTGCAACTCGATGGCTGGTTTGCCTAGTCCTGCTGGCTGTGGTAGTTCAGTCCGAACGGACAATCAAAGACGCGGCAGACAACCTGTTTGAAGAACGGCAGGCAATGCTCGTCTGGCTGTTCGTCAACGTGTGTCTGGCCGTTTGTACGGCTGTTGTTATGGGATGGAAATAAGAATGGCGAACATCATTTTGAAAGCACTTTGCTTGCCACTTGTTGCACTGATTATGATTTCTGCCTATATGACAACCAGAATAGATTGGCATGATGACGATTGGTTGCTAATGGTATGTATTCTGGCAAGTATGGTGCTTTCAACTGTATTTGCGCTAATTATTTGGTTGAGGTAAATAATGATGGACAACGAACTTTACTGCCCGATGAAGATGACCAGCAATCCGCTTGGCCGGTGCGTATGCGAGAAAGAAAAGTGTGCATGGTGGCGGCAGTTGGACAACTGCTGTTCCGTCTGGCAGATTGCATGGAAGCTGGATAACATCGAAACGAAGATAAAGAGGTAAGAGCATGAACGATTGGATTAGCGTAAAAAAACAACTTCCAGAAGCGTTTGAAACTGTAATTGCGTATTGCGATAATGCGGATATGATTTTCGGCTTTATGACATCTGATGGCTATTGGGTCGAACTTGGAAGTGAAATCCCATATACCGTTACACATTGGATGCCTGTTCCTGAACCGCCAAAGGAGGTCTGATACATGGCAACACCCCCGAAGCGTGGTCGTGGCAGACCGCCGCTGACCGAAGCTGAAAAGAAAAAGCGTGAGAAGCGGGCGCAAAAGGCGAAAGAAGAAGCCGCTGCAAAGCGTGAGAAAGAGCGCGAGAAGAAGAAACAACAGATGCTTAACAAGCGGAAATCTATCCGCTCACAGGTGAGTAAAAAGGTGAAAGAACAGCAAGAGTTGGCAATCACGAGGTCTAAGATGCTGAACACAGGCGATTTGCAGTCGAGAATCGGTGATGAAGAGGACAAGAAGGTAATCGGCATGATTGCAGCCAAGTATTTTGGCGACCTTCCGAGCGTGGACATGAACAACCCGATTGAAGTGCAGCAGCGCCTTGACTTCTTCTTTGACGCTTGCATCGAAGCCAGAATCTCCCCTGTGGTGGAATGGATTGCACTGGTTCTGGGCATCGAATGGGTGAGCCTGAAGCAGATTATGGCTGGCAAGCGCCGTGACGACAGCTTGCAGCAGAAGTACATCCTAAAGCTGATTCTGCAAATGCAGTCCATGTGGGCGTACAACGGTATGTACGGTCAGGAAAACCCGGCAGAGTGGATTTTCCGAGCCAAGAACTACTTTGGTATGCGTGACAACGTGGAAGTCACCGTTGCGCCACCTGAACAGCCGTTGGGCGATGCCCAGAGCGCAGAGCAGTTGGCTCAGAAGTACCAGACGGCTTTGCCTAAGGGGATTGACGTGGAATACAGAGAGGTGACAAGCGATGGGGAGCAATCATGGACAAAGAATCATGTAGCGATGTGACGGTCTCAAGATATCGAATAAGAAAAGAAAAAGGGCTGTGTCCAAGATGCGGAAAACCTAATAACAGCGGTTTTGTTGCTTGTGAAAAGTGCCGTGAAGAAGAAGTTCTCACGAAACGCTGGTATGAATCGCATGGTTTCTGCCCTATCTGTCATAACGAATCAGCCCCAAAGCATAAACTCTGTGAAGTTTGCCTTGTGAAAACAAGCGAAAGGAACGCAAAAAGGCGTTCAAAAATGACAGTTGAACAGAAAAAAAGGCAGGCAGAAGCCGCAGAGAGAACAAGAAGAAAGCATATTGAACAGGGCTTATGCGGGAAATGTGGCAAACGCCCCTCGTGGGGTGGCAGGCAACTGTGTTACGAATGCACGTTAAAACAAAGACGACAAAACAGCAAAAAGAAATACGACTATAAAGACCCGAATGGGTGCTTTAGATGCGGTAAACCATGCGTTAAAGGGAAACGTCTTTGCCCTGAGCATTATAAAATCTCTTGCGATAGCATTAAAAAAGCAAGAGAATCTGCCGCATTTGCAGAAGCGCAGAAGAAAAACAAAGCGAAAATTGATGCTATGTGGAGTGAAATGATATGGAGAGAGCAGAAGAATGCAAGCTGATTGATTTCTCCGACCCCTGCCTACGCACGTTCCTGCCTGTCCTCTTGCAAGACCACACAACAGGAAAGAACATCATCTGGGCGACAGACCCACCGCCTGAACTGGGCGTGGGCTTTGCAGATGAAATCACGCTGGAACAGTTGAACAAGGTTCAGCTTATCCCTCGTGTGCAGAAACGGCTTGCAGACCAGAAGAAGCGAACCAGCAAGAAAGCAGAGGTATTTACGCCGACTTGGGTTTGCAAGAATATGACAGACGTTGCCGAAAACGACTTGAAGGGCGAGGGCTGGAAGGAGTACATCAACAAGACTTGTCTTGAAGTCACCTGTGGAGAAGCACCATTCCTGACAAGTCGATACGACACCACAACAGGGCAGATGATTGCCGTGCCGGGCAGAATCGGTCTGCTGGATAGGAAGCTGAATGTTCTGGCAGAGCAGTTCCATGACTACGATATGTGGATGTGCTGGGCAATCAATGCCTACGCATCGACATACGGCTATGAGTGGCAGGGAGACAATCTCTTACTGGCAAGGTGCAACCTGTTCCTGACGCTGGTCGAGAATTTTAGGTATCGGTTTGATGCTGAAAAGCTAGAAATCGGTTTCATGCCAATTTTTCTTGACTGCATCGCAGACACTATCTCATGGAACGTCTGGCAGATGGACGGTCTGAAAAAGACCGTGCCCAGCACGGATATTCCGTGCAAAATCAAAGACTGGAAAGCTGACAAAGAAATCCTGTTCAAGGATGTTGGGGAGAACGAGCAATGAAAATCATTACATATCCTGACGGTCGTTCGGAACAAGTTGGAACGCCATTAGAACTAGCGCAGTTTATGTTTGGCTTGACTGAATATCAAACTATGCAAAAGTTCAAGAATCTGATTGATTCCATCCCACAGCAAATTGAACCACAGCAGATTGAAAGCCCAAATAAAAAACGCGCATCTAAAAAGAAAGCAGGCGAATCTAATGCAAACTGACAGAGGAATCTACCACAAGCGAGTATGCGACCGCTGCGGAGCGGTTCTTGGCGGCAGGATGATGAACCCTGACGAATACTTCAAGGACTGGTCGTGGCGCAGGGACACAGGCGACCTGTGCCCGGAGTGCTATGCAGAGTACAAGCGAGTGATCGGGCGGTTCAATAGAGGAAAGAGAGGGCAGAGAAGATGAAAAAGTGCGCTCTTTACAGATGCAAACAGTGCTTTGCAACCATGACGGACGAAGGCGATGTCAGAATCGACAAAGACATTGTTGATTGGATGTTTGAAAATGAAATGGAAGAAAGCAAGATTGGGTTTATCGCAAAGTTCAAAATAAGCGATAAAGTCCTCATCCATCGTTGCTCCAATAACACTGTTGGTTTATGCGAGTTCATCGGGTGGAAGGAGATAGAGGAATGAACTTCTACTGCACCACCGAACATTGCTCTTGCATGGGCATCAAGCAGTTTTCCGCTGGCAAGGCTATCCGATGCACGGCAGAATCCTGTAAGAACAAATCTGAGCCGTCCTGTGGTTCTTGCAAATGGTACGCAGAGCCTGATGGCGTGTGCGTGAACGACCAGTCAGAACGCGTTGCAGACTTCGTGTGGGACGAACGCGGGTGCAAAGAATGGGAGAAGAAAGATGAGCTATGACATTTCGCTGTGCGACCCTGTAACGCATGAAACGCTTGAAGTGGATGATACGCACTTTGTTGATGGCGGTACTCGTTCCATTGGAGGAACAAAGGAACTGTGGCTTAATATCACCTATAATTATGGAAATTGCTTTCGTCGTGATGATGTGTTGGGTAGAAAGGGCATCCGCTCCATCTACGGCAAGACCGGCGCAGAAAGCATCCCGATGCTTGAAAAAGCTATTTCTGCGCTAGGTGACGATGTGGACGACAGTGACTGCTGGAATCCCACAGAGGGAAACGTCAAACGCGTCTTGTACGGTCTGCTGGCATTTGCAAAAATGCGTCCTGACGGCGTATGGGATGGAGATTGAAAGGAGAAAAAAACAATGAAGAAAGCAATTTTATCTGTAGCATTGGCGGCATCTATCGCATTGTGCGGATGCACAGAAGCATCTCGTGTGAATCACAATATTTCGCAACAGGCAAAGAATTTCAACGTCACTCGTAGATTGTCTGTTGTTAATGCAAGAACTGATACGCCGATGCTTGAAATAATCGGGAACATGGACATTTCCAATAACAGCAACAATGAACTTGTTGTGACTATTGAATTGCCCGATGGCACATACAAAAAGCATTACGTCTATCTTAACGAGTACACAATGTACATTGTGGAGGATTTGAGCGGTTCTGACGTGGACAAGTATCATTACGAAATCAACATCTTGCCGCAGCAGTTACAAAACTTCGTTCTCACCTACAATCCGTAAGCGGGGTATCGGATAATGGCTAACACACTCTGGCATCCAGCAAACGAACCGCCACGAGAGCGGACGCAACCTTTGTTGCTTGCGACCAAAACAACGTGGCGTGATAAAGATGGAAAAATGTTGCAAGGAATCTTGCCGACAGCGTACTTTCTTGGCTGTTACGCAGACGGTCAGTTCTGGGATGAGATAGGCGAGAGGCTGCCAAAAGATGTGACGGTAACGCATTGGATGGCGTTTCCGATGGTGTAGGAGGGCTTATGGAAAACAATATCGTTATTACGCAAGATATGGTTGACGCATTCACGGCAAAAATGCAGGAAGCATACAAAAAGTACGGTGATGATGAAGAAATCGTTCACAGCATGATGGACGGTATTATGTGTGAAACCTTAGAAAAGCTGGGATTTGCAGAATGTGTGGAAATCTTTAACGAAGCACCGAAATGGTATGCGTAAGGAGCAGTAAACATGACGAACAAGAAGTTTGGCATCATCATTATGGACTTGAACCTTTTCGACTTTGGGCCGAAGCCGCCTTGCGGGTACATCAAGGCAAAACACATCAGACCGGCGTACGGCAAAGGCGCAAGGCCTGTCAAGGAGCATAAGAGAATCACGAGAACGAGAGAGGGGTTTAGAAAGTGAAAAAGATTAAATTTCCTGAGGATTTCTTTGCGTACGACAACCCGGACTGCCCCGACAAGGACATTGAAAAAGCCGTAAACAGGATGAAGAACTGGATGAAGGGCAAGACCTACAAGAGCAACCCTTGGTTCTTTATGGCTGCTGGCAGCTATCTGATTGTCGGCCTGATCGCTGAGGATGGGCAGAAAACAATCTACGTTGCACGGCAGTATTATGAGATAGTCAATATTCTGGGCGAAGGCTGGCTGCGTGAGTCTGACGCTGAGTGCTTGTTTTAATGGAGGATTAAAGATGGAAGAACTCAAGAGATGCCCGTTCTGTGGTGCAGAACCACCGACTGTAAAAGTGCTTCATCCGCTTGACATTAACATGGCTAATTGGGTTGTCTGCGGAAAATGCGGGGTAACCACTTCTGTAACATTTGGCAAGGAAAAAGCCATCGAAGCATGGAACAAACGCTACAAAGAGGATTGAGCATGGACAAAAAACGAGGCAGCTTTACATTCCAACGATACTACTTTGAAGCCATCTCCCCACTCAAAAGTAAAGAGAAGTTGGAACTATACGATGCAATCTGTGCATACGTTTTTGAAGAAAAAGACGCAACTTTGAATTCAAAAAAAGCAGAATCTTGTTTCATTTTGATTAAGCATCTGCTCGATGAAGAATCAAAAAGAAGCGATATTGCGTCAAAAGGATGGTTTACGCGAAAGTCAGCTCATCCTCATGTCATAAATGAGATGAAGGTCAGCTCATCTATGAGTTCAAAGTCAGATGACAATGAGCGCATAGTATCAGATGACATTCAGACGAGCGTCAAGACCTTGCCGGAGAGTGCAGTCAAGAAGAAACCTGACATCTTCTCCGACTTTGCTCATGGCGATAAAGCCTTGCTGGAATCCCTGCGAGAGTTCGCACAGATGCGTACAAGAATCAAGAAGCCTATGACAGACCGGGCAAAACAGATGCTCTGCAACAAGCTGGAAAAGTTTGATCGGCATGACTGGAAAGCCATTCTCGACCAGAGCATCTATGCCGGATGGCAGGACATTTACGCATTGAAACAGGATGGCCAGTACGAGCAAAGTACGGAGATGGAGTTTCCTAGACTATGACAATGGACGTTCAAACGGTATTTATCGGTGCGCTGATGCTCTGCAAGCCTGGCGTTGTGGATGAAATCATACCAGACCTTGAACTTGACTTGTTTAGACCTGAGCTGAGAGACGCTTTTGCGGCTGTTCAGGGCTATTGGACGGCTAGGGGTAAGATAGATATAGTCGAGATAAATACGCAGCATCCAGACGTAGCGCAGACGCTCTTGGCGTGTGTGCAAACCTGTGAATCAGAGTGTGTACGAATTGACAGGGAGCAGATGCAGCGTTGGGCACAGCTTATCAGAGAACAAGCTGCACTCACTCGTGTGCAAGGTCTGGCATTTCAGATGACCAGCGAGCTTACCGACTATTCCGATCTATCAGACATTTACCAGCAGATGGGCGAAGCAATGAGCCTGAAAGCTGAGGAAGAAGATGCGTGGACGTACGAGGATGTGCTGAACGACTATGTGCTTCACATGAACGAGAAGCCTGTGTACATCAAGACAGGCCTAGAGCGTCTGGATGAAGCGCTGCACATTTCTCCGGGTGATTTCATCATCATCGGCGGTAGACCGTCTGCGGGCAAGACAGCCCTGTCCTTGCAAATAGCAGCAAGCATGGCAAAGCAAAACTACACCGTGTACTATTTCAGCCTAGAAACCAGCAAACGCAAGCTGGGTGCACGTCTGATGGCTAATCAAATATACTGCCCTCTGGACACGGTGAAAAATAAGGCAGTCAGCTTGAATGAGATTGACGGACAAGCAAAGAACATGAAGATGCCCTTATATATCCGCTCCGCTGCCGGAAAGAACGTGGCGTGGATGAAGGCTCAGGCTCTGCGTAAAAAGGCTCAGGTCATCTTCGTAGACTATCTTCAACTCATCCACGAAACGGGCGCAAAGGACAGATATGCCGCCATTACTGCCATATCCATTGCCTTACACGAACTGGCACAGACTACAGGCATTGTCGTGGTAGCGCTGGCACAGCTTAATCGAAACCCATCCAAGCCCGGAGCAACGCCTACTAACTCTGACTTGCGAGAGAGCGGACAGATTGAACAGGACGCAGATGCAATCATCCTTCTGTCCGGCGATAACCCAGACAAGTACCTGTTCCGGCTAAGCAAGAACAAGGAAGGTGGGATAGGCGACCTTCCCATTACGTTTAACAAGCAGATTCAACGGTTCCAAGAGTATACTTGGATGGATTGAAAGGAGAACGAAAAGATGACGCAGAATCGATACAAAAAGCTGTTAATGTCCATTGGCCTGCAACGCAATGAAGCTGATTTTGCCGTAAGACTTTTTATCGGGGCTCATCGGGGCGATGAAAGACGCCATACAAACATCTTCCAGACGTACGATGGGCTTTGGGAGACATTTCAGTGGGTTATGAGAACACCTGTTGACCAGCTTCCAAAAATCACTCTGGCTGAAGAATGAACGCAATACAACGAACCGCCAAGAGCTGTTCTGTCAACTTATGACAGGATGGCTTTTTCTTGTTTCGCTTAAACACCGAGAGAAAGCCTGTTTTAAGGCGTTTTAGGTGCTGGACGATAACTTTATCGACTTCATCACAAAAACGCGCCACAGACGCTCGTAGGCGGCTCTACGTTGATGCTGATGGCATATTTCAGACTAGACCATGCAATTAGAACGATGTAGAAGCGTGGAGAATGGCTTTTCAGGGGATGACATGAAGTTTATCGGGTCAATCAGAAAAACGCGGCAGACAGGCTCTTACACGCCTTTCCAGCGATGATGGCAGCCAGATGGGCGGATGCCAACGACTATTTGTCCAACCGCAGGGCTGATTGAGACGAAAAACGCTTCGAGTATCACTTTCGGAAATGGCTTTCAAATTTTTGTCCCCTTTCCCCCTTGTTTCCTCTTCCCCCCTTTTGTCCCCCTCTTTCCCCTTACAACCCCTATTACCCCCTATAATCCCCCTAGCATCTTCCGTGCTCCCCCTTTCCCTCCCCGTGTGTTTAGCGCGTCCGCGGGCGTTATATGCGCGAGCGCGCGCGTTGACGGAACCGGGTGTGTTACGATAGTTCAAAAGTGAATAAATAACCCCTACAACCCTCTATTTCCAAAAGCTATACCGTTAGCCAGCAGAGCAGACAGTAGGCGGGAGCTTGCGTGAGGTTCGGACTAGTGGATGGTCTACGACTATTCCAGATATGGAAAATTGACTTTATTTTGTATTTGGGTAAATATGTAGAAATGTTGCATAGCTGTATGAGTGGGTGATTACAGATTGAAAGCAACTGGCCAGCAGGAGCAGTTTGCTTTATTACTTAAAGATATTGAGGTGTTTAGCTTGCAACTATTCCTAGCAGAATACTATGAATTGATTAGGATAATAGTATATTACTGGGAATTAAATCGAGCAGGAACGAACCGAATCGGATGATACGACTATTTCAGCAGAATAATAGTTAAAAAGATTGAGTAATTGGCTGCGACTATTATAATAAGTACGATGGTTAAAGATTTTGAGGTAATGCTAATGGGATTAAAATTGACAGGTGTCAAGACACATATTGATTTTGGGGGAGGTCTGACTACTTAGCGACTATCGCACCTCTCTTTCTCTAAAAGGCAAACGACTATTTCACACAAAAAATACACGACTATTTGACGAAGGTTCGCAAGAAAACGCTACGACTATTACTGTACGACTATCAGTGAACTACTCGTTACTGTACTATATATAGGACTTTCAAAAGCTAGTCGTCTGACGACTTTACGACTATTCCACGACTATTTTATTGGAGAAACTGCGACTATTGGTTACGACTATTCCAGCCGGAACGCTACGACTATTGCTGACCTCTATTGGCTATCGGGCGGAAGCCCGAAAAGAGCTGCGGCGGTAGCCGTCAATGGTTCCGCGCCGCCCGCCGCGCCGCTGCTGCTGCTGGACTGCTCCGCCGGGTGGAGGGTGCCAGATCACAAGCCGCCGGGCTGGCATGGTCTGCGATCTGCTGCACCGTCTGGCATGGATCTATAACAGGGGCGCACCCTTATATACCTTATTATAATAGGCGGCTGTGCTGCCTTGTGCAGCGTCCGGCGTGGCGCTGGTATCTGGGTATGCGCTGGAGACGCTACGGCGTTGTGATGTGCTCCAGCGTGTCGCAGGTGGTATTATAGCCGCTTGTGTCGGCCTGGTATCTGCGGCGGTAGAATGTGGCAAATCTCGGGAAAAGCCGCTGTAAAGCCCTGTGTGCTGTTTTGTGGCGTGGGCGGTATAACTGCATTAACGGCACAAAACGCATTGTAAACGCTTGTATAGAGCTGTATTGCAGCAGGGCAAAATAAAAGCCCTGCACCCTCAGCAGATGCAAGGCAAAAGAAAAGCCCGGCCATTGCTGACCGGGCGGAATGCTTCTTATTTGGACGCTTTAAACAGCGCTGAGAAAAACCAGAAGAAGAACAGAATACAAGATAATATCATTTTGAAAAAATCTCCTCTCTGATGCTAAACGCCACGCCATAAAGCGCATGAAATTCGTGGGGAGATAAAAGCCCGGCGTTATACTTGTCTGTGATGTCACATTCAAGCTGCTGCACCTGAAGATCGTTGTGAGTTTTGGCACAGTCGGCCAGCTCTAACAAAATGTTATCAAAAATAGTTCTCATCGTTAAACCCTCCATCAAACCACGCTAAACCGTTTGTAAACGGTCTTTTTGCTGCACTCGGCGTAAATATCCGGGTGTGCGGCCTGTAAAAGCTTGCTATCGAGCCGGACGCTTTGCACGTCCTTATAAATGGCTTTTACCGTGCCCTGCACCATTTCCGGCGCGCCGTGCATCATGTTGATTATATCCGTTCTAATTGCGTCGTTCATTGCTTCAAGCTCTTCAATAAGCCGCTTGTTTTCCCTGTACTCATTTACTCTTTTTTCAAAATTAGACATTTTTCAGCCCTCCAAAATTCCTTTGTTTGTGAATAACGTTCTAAGGTTGTGTTTTTCGTATTCCCTCCAATTTTCACCGATTGCAAGCGCTGAATTTTGCGCCCAAAACGGGACGCCTGCCCGGTCAAGCTGACCGAATAAAAAATGAATCGTTTTGTCAGCCTTGTCTAAAAACCCGATGTCATCCGGGTCTTTTTCCCTGCAATATGAGATTTCAGCCATCCAATATACAAGGGATTCTAATAGACCGTATGCTTTTTTATTTGCTGTGTATGTCATTTTTTAGCCCTCCATCAATTTTCATTGTTCTTTCTCCTTAACTGTTAAAAATAGCGATCATAACCAGCGCGCCGGATATCATGCCGCCGATGTACCAGAGGGCGGCCCATTGAGTAAAGTCAAGTGCAATCATACTTTGCACACCTCCCGAACAAATTCCATCTGCAAGCTGTGCAAGTGCGCCGCAAGCTCCTCAGCGTTCCACAAATCCCGGCGCATTTCCCGCGCCCGCTTTTCGTAGCGGCTGACCGTTTCACGGTCGGGCTTGATGTTTCCAAATGGGCGGTATCCGGTGCAGATTGCAACGCCTGAGGTGATCGGGTAAATATCCGCGTTCCATCCATACACGCCAACGGTATATGCGGCGGGGTCGTCCATGCACAACATATTCTGCGCATCGCAATAGCTTACTTGAATAATGGTCGGATACTGGGATTTAATATCCCGCATGGTTCTTTTTGCTTTCATGGCTCTGTCCTCCTGTTTTGGTTCAATGTGGTTTGTTCTTGTTTGTGCCCTTATTATACTATCAATAGGGTTATATGTCAATATATAGATAGCAATTTGCTATCACAAGAAACAACAAAATATCCTTGTGATATTTATTCATATTGCTATCAATATACCATGCCTGTGATAGAGCTATCACAATGCGCATGATAGAGGAGTTGCCTGCCCTCCAGCGCCCCGCACACTGCCCGATCGCCCCCGCGCGGCCTGTCTGGTATCGGGTGCAGGCCGGTGCAGCGTGTCCAGCGTCCGGCGGGGTATACAGGGAGCGCTGTGGGTGGGGCAGGTCATGCCCGCGATAAAATTTTTCAAAGAAAAAGGCGTTTTTCGGGTGTCGTATTGCAAACTACCCACCCCACCTTCACAAATCAGAACCCATCCGATTGTGCAAGTCTCCAAAAATTCCAAAAAATACAAAAAGACCCCTTTCGAGGTCTTAGATGTGGTATACTTGACCGAAGGAAAGGGGAATCTCAAATGGATAATATAAGCATCATTCTTATGCTCGCTGGATTCGTTCTTAGCTTTTGCTGTGCTATCAACGCAATCAGAGGAAAGCCAAACAAGAAAACATGGTATTGGATGATAGCGGCATACATTGGCTTTGGTGTATGCTATGCTGCATCTCAAAGGGATGCACGAAATATCGGCATTGCTTTCATGCTCATCTGCTTTTGCTATATTGTAAAAGTAGTATCGGGATTCTTAAAAGCTGCCATCAAACACGAAAAGTATCATTACAAGAAAGATTTGCTCGTATTGATAGCTGTTTTTGTGCTGTTCATTGTTGGAATGATGCTCCCATACGATAAGGCGGCAGCAGCTCAAAGAGCAGCAGAATCAGAAGCCAGAGAAATTGAAAAGGCTGCATCATCTGCAGCGGCGGCGAGCAGCAAAGCCGAAGAAGAACGGCAAAAGCAAGCCGAGAGTGAAGCAGCAGCCAGCAGGGATGCAGAATCAAAACGCTTTAAAGAAGAAGCAGAAAGCAAAGCAGCGTCAGATTCTAAAAAGGCAGAAGATGAACGTAACGCGGCGATAAAAGCCGAAAGCGAGCGTTTAGCGGCAGAGGTAGCCAACTCCAAGAAAGAGGAGCCAGCATCAAAGGAACAGTCTGCATCTGAAAAGGCAAAGGAGGAAGAGCGGAGCGCCGCTATTAGAGCAGAATCCGAAAAGCAATCAGCAAGTAGCAAGTCCTCTTCTAAGCCTAAAAAGTCTAGTTCCTCTGCTTCTGAGCAGGCTGTTACCGATATCGATTTTAATGCTGTCTATAAGGAATATAAGTCGAATGAGGTAAGAGCGGAGGAAACATACGGGAATAAGAGATACCGTGTAACCGGAACTGTAAACGGATTGACCGATAGCGGATTGGCGAATATCTTTGGAGGCGCGACAGTCACTCTTGTCAGACAAGTCGGGAACACAACGGTTTATTTCTTTGCGTCCTTCTCAAAAGACCAAAAAGATGCTATTATGAAAATCAATACAGGCGATGAAATCACTTTTGTTGGTGAATATTCAAAAATGAGCTTTTATAGCTGTGAACTTGAAAGCTATACCAGAGATGGGAAAACTGTAAAAATCTATTAAACGCAAAAAGCCAGCGGCTAGATACTCTCTAACCACTGGCTTTTCTTATTTGCTGTTATACGCTTCTACGGATGCTTGCGTAGAGCAGACGGAACGTCTCACGGCCTTTCGGCGTTACTCTGGTCTGTACGCCACCGTGCTTGTTCTTCTGGTTGCAGTATTCCTTGACGGCAAACAGGCCGTCACCCTTGCCCGCTTTCGGCAGGATGCCCTTGTTCTTATCGCGGTAGATGTAACCGTCGGAAATCAGCATCTTGATGAACAGGCGTTCAGGGATGCGAAGTTCCTTTGCAGTCGAGCGGAAATTGGTAGACACGTTCCACGCCACGAGGTCGTCAAAGTAGTCCGCTTTGGGCTGCATTTCCTCGTTCTTCTCACAGAGCTGCTTGTTCTGCATTTGCAACGCTGCACTCTTTTCCTTTTCGGCCTTCATGTTCTGAATCAGCCCGATCACAAAGTCCGGGTTGGCAATAGCCGTCTCCAACAGGTTGTCGGTCATGTACATTCCATGCTTGCGGATGGACGGCAAAACCTCGTGAGTGACCCAGTGTTTGAACCGCTGTGCGCTTTCCAGCTTGCTGCTGAAAATCAGACTGTACAGGCCGGATTCGTTGATGATGGTCGGATGCTGTTCTCTGCCCATGGGGTCGCAAAACGCTACCCCATCTCCCTGACGCTTATCTTGCTCGTCAACGTGCTTTGCAAGAGCGTCTTTCGTGTTGACGTACCCAAGTGCTGCGGCAATATCCTTGCCAACAAACCAAGGGTCATCGTCAATGAGCATGACACGGATTTCGCCAAACTCGGCGTTGTTGAAGATTTTGATGTTCTCAGACAAAGAAAGTTGCATTAAAAAGCTCCTTTTCACTTGTGAGAGAAGCGATTTTCTGCTATAATAACGGCGAGAGAATGCTTCTCTCAGGGTTTACATGATACGTTCGCTAAAGTTTGCCGACCCAAGCGATCGTATCATTTTTCGTTTTCATCTGGCATGGGGTACTTCTCAAGGTAGGCATCGCGGACGGCCTGTGACAGCGATACGCGGCACTTCTTGCAGTGCTCCACCAGCAACTCATACTGACGATCAGTAAAGCCAACGGCTACCTGATGGCGGTATGCTTCGATGTAGGGACTTCTTGCCATATTCTTATCTCCTTTCTTTGAGGTGCATTAAGTTTAATCGCAAAATGTGGTAAAGTCAAGCGGAAATAGACCCACGAAACACTACATTTAGTGTTCGTTCATCTTGACAAACCACTTTCTACGTTTTGCACAAAACTCAGTCCTTAATTTTAGCTGCTCCTGCTTCGTACCCTGCCCGGTAGTTCAGCTCGGACAGCTTGCCCAGCGCTTCTGCGTACTCCCTGTCCTCGCTGGTCGGCTCTTTGCCATGTGCGAGGGTTTTCAGAAATTCTTCGGTTTTCGTTGGAAAGTTCATGTTTTTTGCTCCTTTCTATTGCAGACAGTCCATCAGCTTTTAGCTGGTGGATTTTTTGTTTGTGAAGATATTTTAAATCTTTGCCCTCTTTAGGTCAATTGAATAGAATGCCCGAATTTTTATATATAAAATGGTCGAAATAAACAATTTACGCAATCTTAACTATCAAAAACGTTATTGACAGTACTATCAAAATATGATATAATCTTTGATAGAAAGAGAGGGCGCAAAAATGAAAGTTGGGTATGTAAGAGTTTCGACAGCCGGACAAAATACGGCTCGTCAGGAAGTCATTATGGAACAGCTTGGTGTTGAAAAAGTGTTCATTGACAAAATGAGCGGCAAAAACACCGACCGACCGCAGTTGAAAGAGATGCTGGCGTTTGTTCGTGAGGGCGATACTCTTGTGATTGAGAGTTTCAGCCGTCTGGCACGTTCCACGAAAGACCTTCTGGAAATCGTTGAAGAACTTGAAAAAAAGAACGTCAAATTCGTCAGCCAGAAAGAAAACATCGACACTTCTACGCCTAACGGAAAATTTATGCTGACTGTGTTTGCGGCTCTGGCGCAACTGGAACGTGAAACGATGTTGGCGCGGCAGAAGGAGGGAATTGAAATCGCAAAGGCGGAAGGAAAGTATAAGGGTAGAAAGCCTGTCGAAGTAGACGAAGAGAAGTTCCGGCAGCTTTATAATGACTGGCAGAACGGAAAGACCACGCCGAAGATTATGATGAACGAACTTGGGCTGAAATCTGCTACGTTCTGGCGCACGGTCAAAAAGTATCGTGAAAAGTATGGTATCACTGATGCGGCCACCACACGCAAGTATGCCAACAAAGAAGAAAAATAAAAAAAGCAGCGACCCACCACAGGCCGCTGCTACAAACAAGAACCACCAATCCATCAACAGGATGATAGTACACCAGTATTATACCATTTCTGTTGAGGTGTGGCAATACACAATCGACAGAAAGGTAGAATTTATGGATTACAATGAACTTGATTGGTTTGGACTTTCTTCAATGGTTACACATTGGATGCGTTATGCTGGTGCAAAGGCAAGAAAAGATTTCATGGACGAAGTTCGCAAGACGGATTATGACATGAGAGCGGTTGTTGAAAATGACCCGGAAAAGGGATACGTTTTTAACTTTGCGGTTGACCATTCGGATGAATTATATGAAGTTGGCCAGTTTTTAGTATATTTGTTCGTTGATAGCGATGGAAACATATATTACGTTGGAATGGGCAACGAAACTCGCATAATGGACAAGAAGAATCGAAACCAAAATTTCTTAAAGCGTTATCAAAGCTGCGACTCCAAAATTGTGATTCTGTCTAAATGGAGTACAAGAAAAATAGCACTTGAAGTTGAGAAAATGGCGATTTGGAAATGCCAGATGGACGGATATAATCTTACGAACGAAAAGGATATGCTTTCGCCGAAAGGTATATATGAACTCAGGCATCTTTCGGACGATTTTAATGACGATACAGTGCTTCAACGAGAATATCGGAATTTTATTGAGCGGCATAAAAAAGAACTTGCAGTTCTTGATGAAATTGAAAAATGGCTTTACAATGACGGCGCAAGCAAAAATTCAGAGTATGTAAACGAAAAATCAGATTCCATATATACGGTTGAATGCTGGACGATTGATGGCGTTACCAAAACACGCTCTCAATGGTGCAGGGAATATAACATCAACACCTCAAAAGCATACAAGAGAATTGAAATTGGATGCACTCCCAAAGAAGCGTTAACATTCCCAACAGCGCCTAGAGAAGAAAAACGTCATATTGTTCAATGGTGGGCTAAAAATGGTTATTTCCCCGGAACGGACAAGACCTCTTATGTTACGCCTTATGAGGAATGGCCTAAAAATTGCAAACCGCACATGAGCATCAGAAAATCGCCAACACCGCCAGACATGGTATGGATTGCTGAACAGAACAGGTGAAAGGAGCAAGAGCCTATGGATAAGTGGAACAACAGAAACTCGTATGATTGGCTTGCAGGAGCAGTCGTTGGGCTGCTTACCGGGTTCTTCATCGTAGCTGTGGTTGCGAGGTGCGTTCTGTAATATTTTCAGTTGACGTTGTTCGCAACCTAGAATAAAACAGAATGAGAAAGGAAAAGCGACATGAAAACCGTAAAATTGTCTGAGCAGAGTTTGAAACTCATTGAAACGTTGTGCGATTACACCGACAAGCCTGATATTCTCAACGCTGTCGCAGACGCTTTGTACTACGATGCGGATGAGTTGAAACGCAGGCTCAATCAGCTTGCGGAAGAAGTCAAATAAACCGCACATTCTATCCGTTAAAACGAATTTTAGCAAACAATCTTCCGAAACAGCATTATAAAAACCGAATATTTGATTTTTGTGCAGTTGTAGGCACTCTTTACATTTTCAGGTAGGGGGTGCCTATTTTTTTATGCAGCCAAAGCAGTGTATCGCCATCATTGACAGCATCAAAGCGTATGCAAAGCAGAATCCGACCGAAGCGCAGGTCTATGAGGATTGGTTTCAGGCGGTGGTGAACCTAAGAGATGCCCTGCCGCAAGACAAGCGGTTCGATGCCTACAAATACTCTGGTGAGCTACGCTCTGTCTGTGCAGCCATGATGAGCAAGATGAAAACAGGCGAAGATGTGGCGAAGGTCTATGACATTATCAGCCGGACGTACCTGTTTGAAGCAAAGGATGTGTTTGACAGCTATTGCATCTACCTTGAATGGAACCGTGCGCCGGAGAAGAAGTTCTATCAGCCACGAAGAAAGGTGTTAAGAACCGTTGCGAACGCCCTGCAAGACCTTGCAGATGACAGGCTGGACTTGCTGGCAATCTCGATGCCCCCCGGCTGTGGTAAGACGGCTCTAGCTATTTTTTATCTGACATGGCTTGCGGGAAGAAACCCTGACGAACCGATGCTTACAGGTTCTCACTCGAACAGCTTTGTTCGTGGCGTTTATGACGAGTGCTTGCGTATATTCGACAAGGACGGAGAATATCTGTGGAATGATGTTTTCCCGGACGTTACTGTGTCGAACACCAATGCGAAGGACTGCCGCATTGACTTAGGCAAGAGAAAGCGTTTTGAAACGCTTGAATTTACGTCTATTGGCACTGGTAATGCTGGTTTGTACCGAGCATCTACGCTTCTCTACTGTGATGACCTTGTGTCCGGTATCGAAGTTGCACTTTCCAAACCCCGCCTTGATAAGCTGTGGGAAACGTACACTACCGACCTTAGACAGCGTAAAATCGGCAACAAGTGCAAGGAACTGCATATTGCTACACGCTGGTCTGTCCATGATGTTATCGGCAGATTGGAGCAAAACTACGGAGATTCCGACAGGAACAGATTCATTGTTATGCCAGCAATGGACGAGAAGGACGAATCGAACTTTGATTATGACTACGGCGTGGGATATAGCACAGAAACGCTCCGCAAGCAGCGTGAAGTCATGGATGAAATGAGCTGGAAAGCACTGTACATGAACCAGCCTGTTGAGCGTGAAGGTCTGCTGTTCCCTGCCGATGAACTGCGGTATTTCAACGGCGTTCTGCCTGATGGAGAGCCTGATCGTAAGCTCATGGTCATGGATATTGCATGGGGCGGCGGTGACTTCACGGCCTGTCCTATTGCCTATGTGTACGGAGATGCCGTGTTCATTCCTGACCTTGTGTTTAACAACGGCGATAAAACCGTGACCAGGCCGGAAGTCGTAGGAAAAATCATCCAGCACAAAATCAACGTGGTGCGTGGCGAAGCCAACAACGGCGGCGATGAATATTGTGACGTGGTGGACAGTCAGCTCCGGCAGCAGGGTTATCACTGCTCTGTCCGTAGCCAGCGTGCGCCAAGTGGCCAAAGCAAGCTGTCCAGAATCATCCAGTATGCGCCGGACATCAAACGGTTCTATTTCCTTGACGAGAAGCACCAGTCGAAAGAGTACAAGGCGTTCATGGAACAGGTCACGATGTTTACGCAGCTTGGCAAAGTTCCGCACGATGATGCACCGGACAGTCTGGCACAGCTTGCCGATGAATTGTACAACGGAATCAGTAAAATTGAGCCTGTCAAGAGGCCTTTTTGATTAAAAACACAATATATTGTGTTCGCTGGGTCTATTTATTTGATTTCACCACTTGACAAGGCTTATAATGTACGCAGGAAGTTTTGCAGCTTCCCTTAAAGGAATAGCTTGCACGCGGGGTTTTGTCATTTTACTCGCGTGCGTGTCAACAAGCATATTCCTCCTTTCACCGGTGGAGGTTTTCTCACTCTTTCGCCTTCACCGGGCTTTATATGTTGCGTTTCCAATTGTTTGGGGAATGCCAGTCTGTCTCCCCCATGGCTGGCAAGCAACGGTTCGATTCCGTTACGCAGCACAACCAACTACCTAGCTTTGCATGGCTTTATTCTCCAAAACCTCCATCGCTATTCCCGGCTCTCAATGTAATGTTTAGGCATGACATTGCAAAGAGCAGCAGTTAACCAATCAAGCCGGGTTTCTATGTTGCATTAGCTCAGTCAGGCTAGAGCATCCGGCTCATAACCGGACATACATTGGTTCAAATCCATTATGCAGCACCAAAATTGCAGCTTACCCGTTTTACGTCTGTCCGACAACTGAATGTAAAGGCTGCAATGGTTTTCTTCGGGCGAAGAATAGCACGGCTGGAAGTGCGAACAGTTTCCCAGTAGCTTCTGACAGGTCTGTGCTCAACAGCCTGTTTCCATAAATCCAACGAAAGGAGCACAGATGGTAGCAAAAGTAAGATGCAAGCGCCCTCGAAAAGACGCAAACGGCAATCCGTGTGATTGCGGACGTTATCTTGGCGAAGTGGAAGGTAAGTTCTCCCTTCTGTGCCCTCTTTGCCATTGGATTACAATTGGAGATTCCAACCTTCCAAAAGATACATGGGTCTCCGTGCCAAAGTTTAAGAACTGAATAGCTTTTGAAGCGCAGTTGTAAGCGTAGCGAGATAGACCTTAACAGGTTTGTCTTGCTGCGCTTTTTATTTTGCCGGAAAGGAGGAACGCATGGCTGAGTATCAGATAGTTGTTGACGGCTTTTTAAATAATCCACTGACCGGGCGTAGACCGATTGAAACGCCGGAGACGGAAATCAATCGGGCGAACGTGCTGAAAGTGGTCATGGGCAAGGCGGAGCCTATTCATCTGCTGAACAAGAACGAAATTCGCTTTTTGCACAACTACTACTTGGGTAGTCAGCCTGTCCTCCACCGCACGAAGGAATACCACGCTGAAATCACCAATCGCATTGTAGAGAACCATGCCAACGAGTGCGTGGGCTTCTACACAGGCTACATGAGCGGCACTCCTTGCTCTTATGTGCGGTCTGAAACGGCAACTGGTGGCGGTGAGGAAATCGCCCGCCTTTCCAACGCCTTGCAGTATGAGGGCAAGGATGCGCTTGATCGGCGGCTCTGGCAGTGGATGTTGGAGTGCGGGCAGGGATACCGCATTGTTCTCCCTGACAAGGGGTACAACGGCAACTACCCGGACGAAACGCCCCTGCTGGTGGACGTTCCAGACCCGGATATGGCGTATGTGATTTACAACTCCGGCATCGGCCACAAGCCCATCGCCAACGTGCTGCACATCCCACGCAATTATCAGAACGAACTGAACGACCTGATTTGCGTGTATACGCCAAACCAGTACTTTGAAATCGACAACGGCAAGGTCACAAAAACAGAAAACCATTCTCTCGGAATGCTGCCGATGGTCGAATACAAGCTGAACCCGGAGCGGATGGGTCTGTTTGAACCGGCTATCCCTGTGTTGGATGCCATCAACGACCTTGAAAGCAACCGTTTGGACGGTGTGGCACAGTTCATCCAGTCCATCATGGTGTTTACCAACTGCCTTGTTGACGAGGATGCGTTAAACAAGGTGAAGGAATTGGGCGCAATGTGCCTGAAATCCACCGCTGGTCTGCCCTCTTCTGTTTCTCAGATTGCAAATGAGCTTGACCAGCAGCAGAGCCAGACCTTGCTTGATTCCATGTTGAACGTGTATCGCAGTCTGACTGCTATGCCTAGTGCCACTGGCAGCGAGAACTCAACGTCTGACAACGTGGGTGCGGTCATCGTCCGTAATGGTTGGAATCACACAGAAGCAAGGGCACAGCAGTACGAGAATATGTTCAAGTATGCTGAACGTCAGAGCCTGTCTGTGATGCTGAAAATCCTGCGTGACACGGCTGGTTCTAAGCTGATGGCAAGTGACATCAACATCAAACTGCCACGCCGTCAGTACGATAACCAGCAGAGCAAGGTTCAGATTTTCGCACAGATGATTCAGCAGCCGATTGACCCGCAGTTGGTGTTCACTACACCCGGTCTGTTCCCTGACCCGCAGGCTGCTTACGAAATGAGCAAGCCATTCCTGATTGCCGCTGGCAAGCTGGGCGAGGATGGGAAAGCCCCGAAGCCACAGAAACAAATGGCAGACCATATTGTTGACACCAACAATATGGTCAATGAACAGGCTGACGCAAAGAACGGAGGAGAAAAATGAATTTTGCAAGTGCTTTGTTTGCTCTTAAACGAGGACGCAAAATTAAGCGTCATCATTGGACTGGTTATTGGTGCTTGGGGTCTAAAGATTCTAAGAAACCTTATGTCGAGATGCACTGCTACGATGGCAAGATTGTAAATCTTGCTGATTCAGAAGACATTCTGTACACCATGGAAAATATGGCGTGTGACGACTGGGAAATCGTTGATGAGCGGATAGAGAAAAAAGATAATGCGTGATTTTTGGAAACAGTTGTTTTGCAAACATGACTATACGCTTTCTCGTTGGCATTGGACGCACGGCATCAACGGAAACGAACCACGAGAAATGGAGTGCGAGTATATCTGCACGAAATGTGGGAAATTCAAATGGACACACCCTGACCGAAATTCGGCGCGAGAAAAATCTATTTTGGACAGTGGCATTGAACCGTACAAGAGAATTTATCCAAAGGAATAAAGAATCACCCCGAATTTTCGGGCTGATATATTCCGGCAGGGAAGCCGGGATACAAATTTCGCAGCGTTGCAGGGAAGCAACGATAAAAAAACGCAGGAGGAAATTAACGATATGAACTACAAAGCGTTACTTGGTGATGCCTACAAAGAGGGCATGACCGCCGATGAAATCATTTCTGCGCTTGAAAAGGTTGCAGACCCTAACGCAGAGGTCGAGAAGCTGCGCAACGCCGTGACGAAAGCCAATGGCGAAGCTGCGGAGTACAAGAAGCAGCTCAAGGCAAAGCGTACCGATGACGAGAATGCCGCACAGGAACAGGCTGACAAGCTTGCAGAGATGCAGAAGCAGATTGAAGCCCTGACTGCCGACAAAGAGAACCTTGTCAAGGAAAAGACCCTTGCATCTTACCGTGAGAAGTTCGTTGCACAGGGTTATGACGCTGAACTTGCCAACAAGGCTGCATCTGCACTGGCTGACGGTGACATGGACAAGGTGTTTAAGTTCCAGTCGGAGTTTATGACTGCCCACGACACCGCATACAAGGCTTCTCTGCTGAAGGATATGCCCACACCTCCGGGTGCGGATGGCAATGGTGACGGCGCAGATAGCGCAGGTGTTTCTTTTGCCAAACGCTTTGCGAAGGAACGCGCAGACGCAAACAAGGCATCGAGTGACGCAATGACTGCTTTCCATTAAGGAGGAAAACATGAAGTACACCAATACTCCGGTATCGGCTCCTGAAAGCACTATTCTGGCTGCTGATACCTACGTTGCCATTCCCTTTACCGTCAAGGAAACCAATGCTGTTCCAGCTGGTTATCCTATGGCAAAGACTGGTCTGAAAGCTGGTGCCACTACTGGCACCAGCGCTACCGATGCGGCTACCGATGCCATTGGCATTCTGCTGCACACTGTTGACCCTGCCGTCAACCCCAATGGCGCACTGCTGATTCAGGGCGTTATTGATGTGGACAAGGCAAAGCTGTCTGGCTTTACCTATTCTGCAAACGATATTGCCGCTCTGAAAAAGGCTGTTCCCGCCGTTTTCTGCCGTACCGATGTTGGCGCAAAGAGCGAGTAAGGAGGACTAAATTATGGCACTGAATCTGAATGAAATCTTCTCCCCTGCTGCGATTGCCGCCTACTGGACGAATGACCCGACCAATGCGCAGCCCTATGCTTCTGATGCTCTGTTCCCTGCCCGTAAGAAGGTCAGCATGGAACTGAAGTGGCTGCGTGGTCACAAGGGCGTTGGCGTTTCGCTGAAGCCTAGCGTGTTCGACACTAAGGCTACGTTCCGTACTCGTCAGGGCATCAAGATGACCGAGACCAGTATGCCGTTCTTCCGTGAGGGCACTCACATTGACGAGGAAGACCGCCGCAAGATTATCTCTGTTCTGGCTACCAATCAGGAGTTTGCGGCAGACGTTATCAATCGTGTCTACGATGATACCGCACAGCTTATTACCGGGGCTCGCATTGTGCCTGAGCGAATGGTGTGGCAGCTTCTGGCTCCTAAGACTGGCAAGCCCGGCATCTCCATCGAATCCAACGGTGTGAGTTACGTCTACGATTACGACCCTGACGGCACTTGGCAGCAGTCCAATTACAAGGCTCTGGCTACCAAGGAGAAGTGGGATGCTCCTACCACCGCAACCCCCATCGCCACGATGACCACTGCCGCAAACACCGTGCTGGCAAACACTGGTGAGATTATCACCGATGCCTACATGAACACCAACACTTTCCACAAGATGATTGCTGCGGATGAAATCAAGAACCGGTTCCTGACGGTTATGAAGACCGCCACCGCTGTGCTGGTTGATTCCGAAGCACGTTCTGTTGTCGAAAGCGCATCTGGCATCCGCATTCACCTGTACGACAAGATGTACAAGCCGGAGGAAACCGCTGCTGCCGAAAAGTATCTGCCTGATGGTTATGTCGTTCTGGCTCCTTCTGGCTCTCTGGGCAATATGTACTATGTTGCCACCCCTGAGGAAGCCGACCTGATGGCTGGCATCTCTAACGCACAGGTTTCCGTTGTGAACACTGGCGTTGCTGTTACCACCGAGCAGACCGTGCATCCTGTCAACACCAACATCTACGTCTCTGAAATCGTCCTGCCGTCCTTTGAGCGCATGGACGCTGTGTACTGCATCAAGGCTTACTAAGGCGAAAGGAGGAAAGCAGCATGGGAGACCAGTATTCCGAAGCGGCAGTCAAGCTGGGGCAATACATCGCCCCTGCACTTGACCGTGAAATCACGGACGAAGACTACCCACTCTTCGACCTGCTGCTTGATTTCGCCAAAGACAAGATATTTGCACAGGGCTACCCTTTCGGCAACAGACCGGAAGAGCTGCCCTCGCAGTATCAGTCGTTGCAGATACGCATTGCAGCGGAACTGTACAACCACATCGGCGCAAACGGACAGACGAGCTATACCAACAATGGTATCACTCGTGTGTGGGAAAGCTCCGATGTGGCGCAGTCCCTGCTAAATGAAGTGGTTCCGAGAGTAGGTGTTATCGGCTGATGTTCAATGGAAGCCCGCTGGATAAACGCCCGCTGTGGTATTCAAACCCAGTTGGCAAGAAAACGCCTGTCGTGGACGAGTGGGGAAACGAGACTGGCGAATCCGCATACGAATCGTGGAGCGACCCCGCAAAGCTGATGCTGAACGTCAGCCCCCCTACTGGTTCTGCGGAAGCAAACCCTTTCGGCGCGTTCACGGATTACAGCTACATTGTCAGCTCGTCTAGCAGGAAGCACAACACACCGCTTTATGAAGGCACACACGTCTGGTTTCAGACAGACGTTTCCAAGCCCTTCAATTACATCGTGGCCAAGGTCGCAGAGCATATTACCGACACGAAGTATGCGCTGAAAGAGGTGGCTGCAAGTGAAAATTAAAGTGAGGTTGAGCGATGCCGGACTTAAACAGGCTGAGGAAGATATTCGCAAATACAAGACCACCCTGAACCAAAAAGCACAATTGTTTGCAAGAGCGCTTGCCGATAAAGGTCTTGCTGTTGCAACAATCCGTTTTGCCAATGCCCAATATGCTGGCAAAAACGATGTTAAGTGCGAAGTTAGCCAAAATGGCACTTCTTGCACCATCCTAGCGGAGGGGCAGGCGGTTGCTCACATTGAGTTTGGCACAGGTGTTATACATCAGGGCTGGGGCGCTGCCGGAACAGTCGGCCCGCTCCCTTTGCCTGATAACATTGGTGAACATGGCACATACGGCAAAGAAAACGGCAAGCACAAGCGCTGGTACTACTACGGTGAATCTGGCAATGCCGGTACGCCTGTCAAGGAAGTAGACGGCAAGGGTCAGCTGAACTACACCAGTGGTAATGATGCAGCTATGGCTATGTGGGGAGCTGTTGAGGAAATGGCTTCTCAGGTCGAAGCAACGTGGAGGGAGGTTTGGAATAGTTGATTGATTATTTCAACTCTATCTACACGGCTGTTGCCAAGGAACTGCGAAAGCAAGTGCCCGGTATCTTAGTCACTAGCGAAATTGATGACCGACCTGTTAAGAGGTTTCCGTGTGTGCAGATAGAGGAAAACAACAATTTGCCTGTACATATTGATTCTGCTGGTCACAGCAAGTACGCTGCTGTTTCCCTGCGCGTGCGGGTCTACTCCAATAAGAACACCGGACGCATTGCAGAAGCACGTTCCATCGTTGGAATCGTGGATTCTGTTCTTGAACCGCTTAAATTTTATCGCAAATCGTTTGCCCCGTTGAATGGGCTGTACAACAATTCCGTCTATCGGATTGATTGCAGCTATGGGGCAACAATCGGAGAGGACGGAATGATTTACCGAAACTAAGGAGGTAAACATTCTATGAGTACTGCTATCTCCGGTCTGAACACTACCCTTTACTGTGGCGAAAGCGCAACCACTTTGACGAAGCTGTGCGACATCAAGGATGTGCCCGACCTGATCTCCGACCCGAACCTTCTGGATGCAACTACCCTGTCTGATGGTATGCAGAAGCAGATTTTTGGCATCGTTCAGGCTGACACCAAAGCCTTTACCGCCAACTACAACAAGACCGACTACGCTGCTGTCAAGGCTGCTGGTTATGACGATACCTCTGAGAGCAACGTGGACAAGTACTACGCCCTGAAGATGCAGGACGGCTCCGGCTTTACTTGGCAGGGTATGCACCAGGTCGGTCTGTCTGGCTTTGGTGTGGATGAGGTCGTGGAAATGACCATCAATTGCATCTTCCACTCCACCCCGAAGTTCAGCGAGAGCCTGACCGTTAATGGCGGCTAAACTGCAAAAATCGAATCAATCAAACCGGGCAGAACTGAACAACGGATTTGGTTCTGCCCCTATTTATAAAGGAGAGCATTTATTATGGCTGCTAAGGTTATCAACTTTCATTCCCCCGATGGCAAGAACACTTATGAACTGACCTTCACCCGCGAGAGCGCCGAAGCCACTGAACGTAACGGCTTCCAGATCTACGAGTTCTCTAACGGCATCAACCCTGTTAAGAACACTAAGGCTCTGTTCTACGGCGCATTCATTGCTCGCAACAAGGGCATCAAGCGCAATGCGGTTGACGATATGCTTGACCACATCGAGGACAAGGAAGGTCTGATTGCTGCCCTGATGGAGATGTACGCGAATTCTATCAAGGCTCTGATTGCCACCGATGAAGAGGACAAGACCGCAAAAAACGCAACGTGGGAGATTGTGTAACCTCACAGTCTCAAGAACCGGACAGCAATACAGAGCCATTCTCTGTATCTAAGCTGTTCCATGATGTAGAAGCCTATTACATTTCCATTGGCATGACCTATGACCAGTTTTGGCGTGATGACGTCTGGCTGGCAAAGGTTTACCGGGACGCGGAAGAACTACGCGCCCGCAGAGCCAATGTTGAAGCGTGGAGAAATGGTTTCTATACGGCATCTGCGCTTTCCTCTACGGTTGGCAATATGTTCCGCAAGAAAGGGTCTAGTCCCATCAAGTACATGGATAGACCGATTCCTCTTACCCAGAAAGAGCAGGACGAATACGAATACCAACGCGCACTGGAAGCGCAGGAACGCATCAAGAGGGCGATGTTCTCTATGATGAATCAGAAGGACGGTGGTAGCAATGGCTGATGTTGATATTACAAGCTTATCCGTAGAAATTTCTGCGGAATCTCAGGGCGCAGAGCTTAGCATTGACAAACTTACCACTGCTATTTCCAAACTGCGCACAAAAGGTAGCATTGGCAAGGTATGTTCTAGCCTTGACACTTTAACAAAGTCTATCTCTGCGTTGAAGTCCGCTTCGTCTGGTATGGACGGACTTAGTAGAATCAATGATTTTATGGACAGGATTTCCAACGTGAACCTGTCTGAAAGCGCAAAAGGCATCCGTTCTGTTGCCAGTGCATTAACTAGAATTTCTTCAGTCGATTTGAAAGGCATTGACCTTTCTGGACTGAAAGGCAAAATGAATAGCCTACAAAACGGCTTATCCCCGCTTTCCAAAGTTGATGCGTCTGGCCTTAGAAGTGTAAGCAGCGCCCTTAATTCCATTGCAAAAATTCCAGATTTTAGTAGCAAACTGAATTCAAAGACACTGGATGATTTTGCCACTTCTTGCAAGAAAATCACAGATGCCCTTGACCCGCTTGCTTCCAAAATCGAAACAGTAGGAAATTCGTTTGCGAAGTTACCTACCAACATCCAAAAGGTCATTGCGGCAACGGACGGTGCTACAAAATCAAGCAGTAAATCTGCAAAAAGCTATTTGAGACTTTCCAACCAGCTGAATGGTTTCATTCGGTCTGCGGCAAAGCTGGTCTCGCTGAAAGCCATTGCCACCTATCTTGGCAACGCAGCGGAGAAGTTCAATAGCTACTATGAAGCTGCAAACCTGTTTGGCGTGTCTATGAAGGGGCTGACCGGCGAAGCAAACACGTTCATCAACAAGATGGAGACCCTGCTTGGCATCGACCCCACCGAAGCCATGAACAACATGGCAACGATTCAGAGCCTGACCACTTCGTTTGGTCTGGCTAGCGACAAAGCGTATGTGCTGTCCAAGAACCTGACGCAGCTTGGCTACGACCTCGCTTCTTTGAAAAATATCCCTGTTGCGGAATCCTTTACGAAGATTCAGGCGGCTATTTCCGGCGAACTTGAACCGATTCGCCGTCTGGGTGTCGATATTTCTAACGCACGGTTGCAACAGGAGCTGCTTAATCTTGGCTATTCGCAGAGCGTTTCTACCCTGTCTCAGGCCGATAAGGCTGTTCTGCGGTACATTGCCATCATGAAGCAAACCACCGATGCGCAGGGAGACTTCGCCCGCACTTTGTCTAGCCCTGCAAACATGATTCGTATTTTGCAGGCACAGCTGAACAGTCTGGCTCGCGCCGTTGGTTCTTTGCTTTACCCTGCCCTGAAATCCATCCTTCCCCCGCTGATCGCTGCCGTTGAACTGGTCAAAGAGCTTGTGACGGGCATTGCATCGTTAATGGGCGTCAAGGTAGAATTCCCAGACTTTAGTAGCGCAAGCGATGCTGTTGGTGGCGTCACGGATGCGATGGACAATACCACCAAAGCGACCGGCAAGGCTGCAAAGGCGTTCAAGAACTACATCATGGGCTTTGATGAACTAAACGTCATCCAGAAGGACAATGGTTCTTCCGGTGGTTCCGGTTCTGGTTCTGGTGCTGCTGGCAACATCTTAGGCGATGTAGATCTGTCCGGCTACGATATGTTCAAGCGGTACAACGAAGAGTTTGTAAAGCAGATTGATAGCATCAAGGAAAAAATCAGAGGGATGCTTCCGATTATCGGCGCCGTTACCGCAGCGCTTGCTTTGTGGAAGCTGACCACTTTTATTGCAGACCTTGTTGACGCAATCAAAAAAATCGGCATTTTGAAAGGCATGGTCGCCGGTGGCATTCTGATAGGCCTTGGATTTTTCCTGATGTTTGATGGTATCAAGAAAGCTATTCAGGACAAGCTTAACGCTATCAATTTTGCGGAAATCCTTGTAGGTGCTATTACGTTTGTTGGCGGCGCAGCATTGCTTGGCTCAAAAATCGCAGAGTTTATCACGACTTCCTTTGCAGATAGTGCCGTTGCAAAAGCTATTACTGCCGCAGGCGGCAAAATGGGCGGTGCGTTAGTTGGCGCGGTTGTTGCTGGTGTTGTAGCTGGCGTTGCAATGTTTGTGACCGGCGTTTATGATGCTTTAACAAACGGCTTGAATATTTTGAACGGTTTGCTGATTCCTGCTGGTTCTACGATGGCTGGTGCTGCTGTTGGCGCAATTATAGGCTCTCTCGGAGGCCCGATTACTGCTGGAATCGGTGCAATCATCGGTTTAATTGTGGGCGGTCTGACTGATGCTGGGATTGCCATTTACCAGAACTGGGATAAAATCACGGTCGCTCTTGACAAAGCAAGTGCCGACTTAAAGCAATGGTTTGTTGGAGTAGGCGTCTGGTGGGACAAAAAATGGCAAGGCTTTAAGACAAACTGGGATAAGTCTTGGAACAGCCTTGTCGACACTCTGAAAGAACTGCCGCAAAAGTTCCTTAACTACGGCAAGAACATCGTTCAGGGCTTGATTGATGGCATCAACAAGGGCATCGAAAGTGCTAAAAAGTCTGTCGGCGGTCTTGCAAAAGCCATTCTTGATAAGTTCACGACAGACACCGGCATCAACTCCCCTTCCAAAGTTTTCAAGGGCTACGGTGGTTATATCGTAGAAGGTCTCGCCAACGGCATCTCCGCTGCCAAAGACCTTGCGGTGAACGCCATCCAGTCCGTGTCTGACGCGGTAAAGGCCATCGGCTCTCAGCTGGCAGATGAGAACTACGGATTGGGCAATGGCTCTATCAGCCTGTCCATTGACGCAAGCGGCAAGTCCATGATGGAAACAGCAAACGCGCTGAAACGTTCTGTGCGCACCACCAATGATAGTTTTGGTGGCTGGTTTAAGAAGATGAAAACCGACTTGGGCGATTTCACGGAGGGCATCAACGCGGTTACTAAGGCGGGCAAAGACATTTCCAATGGATTCAAATCCTCCATTGACGCGCTTACCGCTGCATCGAAGTCTATCCTGAACACGCATGATGGCTTTGTGAGCGCGGTCTCTGATATACGGTCTTTTGTGAAAAAGAGCGTTGCAGAGATTGAAAACGAGTACCAGTATAACGGCTTCTTTGGTGCCGCCGGTCTTGCCATCCAAAAGGCGTTTGAGGGCGTGTACCTTGTTTTTGACAAGGTTTCCACTGCTATCAAGAACGTGTCCGACACCATTGACAGCGTGAAGAACGTTATTACCACCTTTAATAACCTGAAAACCAAAGTTGGTGAGGTTATCGACCAAGTTCCCGCCTTGAAACAGGCGTATGGTGGGCTGAAATCCTTCTTCAGCGATTTGTTTGACAAAGACAGTGGAATCGGGAAATTTTTCTCTGACAGTTGGGATTCCATCTTGAAAGGCACAAAAGGCTTTTTGAACCAGCTTGGAATTGACTTTTCTGATGCTTGGGAATCTCTCGGCATCAAAAAAGGCGTAAAGACCCTTACGGACTTTATCTTTAAAGCTTTCGACACTAACTGGGGAGACATCCTTAAATCTGGCTTGAATTTTCTGAAACAGTTTGGCTCTAACTTAGGCATCGGCTCTGGGAATGGCTCTGGTGGCAGTTCTGGTTCTGGTAGTGGTTCTGGCTCGGGTGGGGACGCTTTGAAGTGGGGCAAGACCTTGCTCAACGGAGGAATAGCAATATTTAAAGCGGTCACCGGTGACATTCCGGGTGCGATTCTTTCCGCTCTTGGCGCTGTCGGCAACGTTGCTGGCGATATTTTCGGATGGGTCGGAGATGCTGTCGGCGGTGCCGTTAGCTGGGTCGGCGATGCCATAGGCGGCGTAGTTGATTTTGTTAAAGGCATTTTCGGCTTTGCAAGCGGTGGTTTCCCCGATGCCGGGCAGCTGTTCATCGCCCGAGAAGCCGGTGCAGAGATGGTCGGTTCTATGGGCGGGCACACGGCAGTTGCCAACAATGACCAAATCGTTGAGGGCATCCGCGAAGGTGTTGAAGCTGCAATGGAGCGTCAGAACCAGCTTCTGCGCCGTCAGAACGAGCTGTTGCAGGCTCTGCTTGAGAAGGAAGGGAGCGCAGAGGTCAACGTGTCCAGCTTCTATCAGGCAGTGAACAGAACGAACCAGCGCAACGGCAAAACAATTATCCCGGTAGGTACTTAAAGGAGGGGCATTTATGGAACTTGACCAGTACAATCCGATTCGGAGCGTGGATGGGCAGTATCTTAAATGCCCCTCTTCTTATCAGTGGCGGTTACAGGACATTTCAGCATCCGATGCCGGACGCACAGAGGATAACAAGATGGACAAGAAACGTCTTGGACAGTGCGTCAAGCTGGAACTGGAATGGAAGTACACCACCATTCAAGAAGCCGCTGTTATTCTGAAAGCGTTCAACCCGGAATACATCAACGTCACCTACCTTGACGCAATGGCTGGCGATTGGAAAACCAGCGAGTTCTACGTTGGTGACCGTGCTGTTCCTATGTACAATTCGCGGATGAATCGCTGGGAAGGGATATCTTTTAACATTATCGAAAGGGCTGCACACTGATGGTCAATGTATCGCAAGATATCATAAAATCCTTCAACGAGGGCAACAAACAGACTGCTCTTATTGAGGTTACTGCTGGCAGCAAGACGTTCACCATCACCGATGCAGATATCATTCAGGGCGGGTTGAAGATTGACCGGTACTGCGTGACAAACAGCAAAATCGAGGTCGGCTCTGCGGTTGCGTCTGAACTGTCCTTGAAGCTGCGAAACTACGATGGCAGGTTCAACGATGTTTCCTTCGAGGGCGCTGTCCTGAACGTTAAAATCGGCATCAAACTGTCCAGCGTCCTTGAGGGCGCAATGCTTGGCAAGGGCATTCTTGGACGTATGATTCTTGGCTCTGCATCTTCCGATCAAGACGTTGCGTATGTTCCCTGTGGTTTGTTCATTGTAGACACGCCACCCAGAAAGCTAAGCACTATAAGCATCTCTGCATTGGACTACATGGTCTTGTTTGACCGTGAAGTGAACGTTTCCGCGCTCTCCTTTCCTATCCATGTTGACGCACTTATTCAGAAAATCTGCTCCATCTGCAATGTCACGCTTGCAACAGACGTTTCGGCGCTGCCAAACCACTATTTCAGCATCGGCGGTCTGCCGGATACTAACCAGAAACTGACATACCGGCAGCTCTTGCAATGGTGTGCGCAGCTTACCGGCACTTGCGCGTTCATGGATGGCAGCGGACGGCTTGTGCTGAAATGGTATGAGCAGACTGGCGTGACCATTACCGCAAGTGAGCGTTATTCCAGCGATATGTTGGAGAACGACATCACCGTTACCGGCTTCACCTGTGACGATGGCAAGGGCAACACATACCTGTCCGGCACAGCAGATTACACGCTTGATCTAAGTGATTGCGGTTTCCTGACCAACGCCTACGAGGGCGTTTTGAAGGAACTGCAAGCTGCACGCGGCGGGTTTGCCTACCGCCCATACAGCGCCACTATCAAGTCTGCGCCGTATTTGTTCCCGCTTGACATGATACGCTACAAGGACAAAGACGGCGTTGTGCATGATACTATTGTCACCAACGTTACGCTTGCTTTGAACTGCAACACAGCAATTTCCGGCGCTGGCGAAACGGTCACAAGTTCTTCTTACGCGCAGTCTACAAGCGGCGTTACAAGCCAACAGGCGGCAACGGACAGGGCAAACCTCGAAAAGATAAATCAGACCGCTACACAGACGAACCAGACCAAGAACGACTTGACGCAGTTCAAGACGCAATATTCTTCTGATTTCGAAAAGACGCAAGCTGCAATTGAATCCCGCGTCACAAAGGAAACGTACCAAACTGACATGGCTGGCGTTTCTACGCGTATCGGTGCAGCGGAAACAAAGATTTCTCAGAACGCTGATGCTATTACTTTGCGCGCAACAAAAGAAGAGCTTGCGACCGCAAAGTCTGACGCAATTGACAGCGCCGCTGCGGATGCCACAAGCAAAGCAACAGCAGCCGAAAGCAATGCAAAGTCTTACGCGGACGCGCAACTGAAAGTTACCAACGAAAAGATTGAAACAAAGGTTTCCAAAGGCGATATCGCTTCCACGATAAATCAGACTGCACAGTCTGTGCAAATCGAAGCGTCCAAAATCAACCTGAAGGGCGCGGTAACGACTGAGGACATTTCCGCTGATGGTCTGAATGCAAAGGTCATTCAAGCCGGAACGATTACCGCAACGGAAATCAAAGCGGATACGATCACAGCGGGAAATCTTGCTTATGGACAAATTATGGTTAAAATTTGGGAAAATGCAAGTCCTAATTCAGAGTTTAATGCTCAAACAATCAAACTTGATTCCAAAGCTTGGTCTCAAATTATGTTTATCTTTGTTGGTGCAAAATCAGAAATCGGCGCTACAACTGGTTCCGAAATTAAAATGCCTTACGTTACATCCATAATTCCCTGCCCCTACACAGAAGATTCAACTTCAAATGATGCACTTTATAGCGTTTCTATTGTTGGCCCTGTAAGTCCTGTTGGAATTATAACTTATCCAAATACAACCCCTTTTATTGCAAGAAGGAATTTTACGGCTTGGAATTTTTTAGGCAAAGAGCTTTGGTTTGAATTTCGGGATGCTTCTCTTCTTTTGGCTAATATGTCAACCAGTAGTATTCTCGATATTTCAAGCGGCAAAAAATATGGCAACCGTCTTGTTAATGAGTATATGATTCCAATTGCAGCTTATGGTATTAAATGAGGTGACGTTTTATGATTGCACTAAACGTTGACAAAAAAACAAACCGTGTTCTTAGTGCTTCGCTTCTCTTTAACGGTGCGTCCATGCCGGGAAGCGTAGAGGTTGAAGCGCTACCGGATGGAAACCTTTACGATTATCTGTATGTTAACGGAGAGTTCGTCTACTCCCCGATTGAAAAACAAGAAGAGGAGGTAACTTATCAATGAGCTATCAAAAGCAGAACTTTGCAAACGGTGAAGTGCTTTCCGCTTCGCAGC